CAAGCAAGTACGGCGCGCTCATGGACGCGAACGAGGCGCCGACGACGCAGGCGTGGTTGGCCAATGTTGACAATGCAGCGGTTGCACAGGACGACGTCGAGACGCTCTCGATGTTCGAGCGCACAGTCAATCTGTACAAGAAGCGTGTTAAACAGAGTGTCGATGTGGCGCGTGCATTGCCGGCGGGCGCTTACGAGGCGTTCGGCAGCACGCTGTCCGGTGCGGGGCGGCTATACCAGACCGCAGATCGATTGACCCAGCGCGGCATGCGCGCGGTGGGACTTGACTGGCTGGTTGATGCCACGACGTTCGAAGCACCGTGGTATGCCACACCCGGCGGCGTATTGCGCATGGCTGGTGATAGCACGAAGGCAGCTGGCGATCTGATCGGCCCGGCAGAGCAAGATCAAAACCTTGCGACAGACATCAGCAAGGGGCTCGGTCAGGTCTCCATGCAGATCGGTGGGCTTTTGCTCACCGGCGGCACGAGCTCGACGTCTATGTTGTTCGCTCAGGGTGCGGACATCATGGGCGAGCGCGCGGAAGCAGCTGGCGCTACCGAAGAGCAGCTCGACGTGGCCACATTGGCCGGCGCGGGCATTACGGCAGTCACTGAACGCTACGGGCTCGATGCGCTCCTGAAGCGCGTGGCGCCGGGCGTTCGCAATGCCATCTTGGCCAAGCTCTACGATGTTGCGATCGCTGGGGGCACTGAGGCGCTCCAGGAGGTGACCGAAGGTGTACTGCACAACTTAACCGCGGCTGCAGTCTTCGATCCTAATGCGCCGATCCTGGAGGGCCTTGAGCATGACGCCCTCGCAGCCGGCGGTACGGGCGCAGTCGCGCGCGCGATCCTGAACGCAATCGTTCCAGGCCGTGCAATGGATACTGCAAGCCGTAATCGTGAAACGGCCGAGCAGCTGCACGCGCTCGCCCAACAGTCGAAGCTTGCTCAGCGATCGCCAGAGAAGTTCGAAGAGTTTGTCGCGTCACTGAAGGAAGACGGCGTCGACACTGTATACATTGATCCTCAAGCTTTTCGCACGCTCTTCCAGTCGGACCAAGAAGCGGCGCAGGCGGCCGCGGATCTCACCGGCTCAAGTACGACGTACTTTGAGGCGGCAGTGTCTAGTTCGAGAATCGCGATTCCAGTGGAGAAGTACGTCGCGCGCTTGGCGACGAACAAGAAGGCCGAAAGCCTGCTCGATCACATCGCTTTCACGGCAGATGGCTTGACCGCGGCCGAAGCCAAGGAAAGCAAGGAAGGCATGGACGCAGAAGCCAAGAAGATCGCCGAAAAGGAGGCTGCGGAAGTCCGTCCCGATACCTCGCAGGCGGTTTACGACGATGTCGTTGGCCAGCTGCTTGCAACGGGCATGGAGCAGTCGACGGCCGAGAAGAATGCGACGCTGATGCAGGTCGTGTTTCGCACTCTCGGTCAACGTACAGGCATGGATCCGCAGGCACTGTATGAGCGCTATGGGTTGCGCGTTCAACGCGACATCCCTGGAACTAGCGGTACGAGCTATGACCAGCCGTTGACGATTGAAGTGAACCGCAAGCGCTACCCGATTACTAATTCGAAGGGACAGCCTGTTGCTGAGAAACCGGAGCAGCAGCGGAACTTTTGGCGGTGGTTTGCGGGGTCGAAGGTGGTAGACGGAGAAGGACATCCATTGGTGGTGTATCACGGGACCAAGGGCGACTTCGATACGTTTGACCCAGAGACATTTAATAGCCGCACTCAAGGTCCGGAAGGGAGTAGGGATGCATTCTTCTTTACGATTGATCCGGACAGTGCGGAATCTTATGCGTTCGATTCTTCCAACGGCGAGAGCGGCAGCATCATGCCGGTGTATCTCCGGCTAAAGAATCCTGCGCAATTGTCGAAGTCTCCGACAGCCGAACAGATTGTGGCAGCTAAGGCCGCAGGGCATGATGGGATCATCACGCCTTATGAATACGCAGTGTTTGATCCCTCACAGATTAAATCTGCAACTGGCAACCACGGCACGTTCGATCCGCACTCGCCGAATATCCTGGAGCAGCGCTACGACGAAACGAAGCGCGGCGCCATCCAGTTCGGGGCCGATCGCCAATTCACCATCTCGTTACTCGAGAAGGCCGATCTCTCCACGTTCCTGCACGAGAGCGGACACTTCTATCTTGAGATCCTCGCTGACCTCGCCGAAGACGCTAATGCGCCGGCACAGGTCAAGGAAGACTTCGCCAGTGTCTTGAAATGGATGGGCGTGAAGTCTCGTGCCGAGATCGGCGTTGACCAACATGAACAATGGGCGCGCGGCTTCGAAGCCTACCTAATGGAAGGCAAGGCGCCATCTGTCGAGGTGCAATCCGTGTTCGCACGCTTTCGGGCGTGGCTCGTGGCCGTGTACCGCAGTATCACGCGCCTCAACGTCAACCTAACAGATGACGTGCGCGGGGTGATGGACCGCCTAGTCGCGACGGACGAAGAGATCGACGCAGCTGAAGAATCACAGAACTATGTGCCGATCTTCACGTCCGCAGCCGATGCGGGCATGTCGCCGGAAGAGTGGGATGCGTACCGCGGCATCGTGGCGAAGGCACATCAAGAGGCCGTCGAGGAACTGACGGACCGAGCACTCAAGCAACTCACGCGCGAGCAGAAAGCCTGGTGGAAGGAAGAACGCGCCAAGATGCGTGCGTCGGTCGAGGCCGAAGTGAATGCGATGCCGGTGTATCGGGCGATCGCGTTCCTGCAGAAAGGGCAGACCCCAGACGGGCAGAAGGTCGAGGGCGTCGAGCCGGTGAAGCTGAACCGCAAGGCGCTCGAGGATCGCTATGGCAAAGACTTCCTCAAGCGGTTGCCGCGGGGCGTTACGGCGAAGGACGGCATCAATCCCGATATCGCCAGCTCGATGTGGGAGTTCGATTCTGCTGATGCGCTGGTTGAGGCTCTGGCAAACGCACGGCCGAAGACCCAGCTGATCGAGATGGAAGCCGACGCTCGCATGCGCGAGAAGTACGGCGACATGCTGAACGATGGCACGCTGGCCGATCAGGCGATGCAGTCGGTGCATACCGATGCGCGCGCCAAGGTGATGGCAGCCGAGCTCCGCGCGTTGAACCGCAAGCGCCGTGAAGTGCAGCAGTTCGCACGTGCGACCGAGAAGTCCAAGACACGAGAAGCCAAGCAGGCCCGCGAGGCGAACGAGGCATCGCTGCCGGATCAGGACGAATTGCGTGCCATCAAGGCAGCGGTCGGTCGGATCATGCAAGCCAAGAAGGTGCGAGACATCCAGCCGAACCTGTACCGCGTGGCGGAAGCGAAGGCTGCGCGCAAGGCGTTCGAGCTGGCCGGCAAGGGGAAGTTCGATGAAGCCTATGCAGAGAAGCGCCGGCAGATCCTCAATCATGAACTCTATAGGGCAGCTGTCAAAGCACGCGAAGAGATCGATGGGATCGTCGAGTACATGCGTAGCTTCGATGAGAAGTCAGCGCGACAGCGACTTGGTAAGGCCGGCGGGCAATTCCTGGCGCAGATCGATGCCATCCGCGCGCGGTTCGATTTCTCGAATGTTTCCAACATCGAGGATCTGAAGCGCACGGCGTTGCTGGAATGGGTTGACGAACAGCGGAAGCTGGGTATGGAAGTATCCATCCCTAATCACGTGCTCGACGAGGCGCGCCGCACACCGTACAAGACGCTGACGCTGGTCGAGCTCCAAGGCTTGCACGATGCGGTCAAGAACATCGATCATCTGTCGCGTCTCAAGAACAAGCTGCTGGCATCGGCGAAGAAGCGAGACTTTGATGAGACGGTCGATGATGTGGTCGCGTCGATCGATGCGAATCACACGCGCAAGGAAGAGCCGGTCGACTTCGCGCCGCGGTTCGGGGAGAAGCTCAAGAAGGGCGTGAAGCGCTACTTCGCCGAACACACGAAGATGGAATTTCTATTTTCGTGGCTCGATGGCGAGAAGGATCTAGGATCAACGTGGGAGGCGCTGTTTAAGCCGCTCGCCGACGCGGAGAACGCCGAGCAGGCCAAGATGCGCGAGGCGCGTGAGGCGCTCCGGTCGATCCTTGGGCGGTACAGCAAGAGCGAGCTGTCCGGGTTGTTCACACACAAAATCTACGTGCCGGAGGTGAAGGCGTCCTTCACGCGCTCATCGCTCCTGGCCGTGGCGCTTAACGCCGGAAACCAATACAACCGAGACGTGCTTTTGCGCGGGTACGGTTGGAGCGAGGCGCAGCTTACGGCGATCTTGGCCAAGCTCGACAATCGCGATTGGGATACGGTTGAGGCGATCTGGGACCATATCAACACGTACTGGACCGAGATCGCACAGCTTCAGAAGGATCTGACCGGGTTGGAGCCTGAGAAGGTCGCAGCCGAGCCGTTCATCACGCCGACTGGTCGGCAGGTCAAAGGTGGCTATTATCCGCTGAAGTACGACTCGGAAACCTCCGAACGTCAGAGCCAACAGGACGAAGCACAGAGTGTCACCGAAATGTTCGGTGGCAATTTCGCGCGCATTGCAACACGGCAAGGTCACACGAAGGCCCGCACCGATTCCGCCGGCAAGAAGGTTAAGCTGGATCTCGGCGTTTACACCGAACACGTCACGAACGTCATTCACGACTTGTCCTTCCGCCGCGCGGTACTCGACGTCGATCGGTTGATCCAAGACTCGAGGATTGAAAGTGCGATCGTGCAGACCGCCGGCCGCGAGATGTACCGTCAGCTGCGGCCATGGCTTCGCAACATTGCGGCCGACTATCGCCAGCCGATGAACACGGTCGAATCCATCCTGAACCACGCGCGCGCGGGTGCGTCGATTGTCAGCATGGGCTTCAAGATCACAACGGCCATTGTGCAGCCGTTGGGCTATTTGCAGACCGTCGAGATGCTAGGCGCCAAGTACGCGGGCATCGGGCTCAAAGAGTTTTACGGCAAAGGCACGCCGATGGCGATGGCGCGGGCGAAGGATTTCGTCTTCGAGCGCTCAGAGCAGATGCGCAACCGCATGACGACGTTCGACCGCGACGTGCGCGATCAGCTGAAGAATCTGGAAGACCGCAGCGCGAAAGTGCGGCGCTCATTCTTCTTTATGACCGGCGCGATGGATATGGCGGTGTCGATCCCTTCGTGGCTGGGTGCGTATCGGAAGGCGATGGATGGGGCGGTCGAAGGTGTGAAGGCTGGCGATGAGAATGCGGCGATCGACTTCGCAGATTCCACTGTCCGAAAGTCACAGTCGGCCGGTGGCGCCAAGGATCTTGCCGGCATCCAAGCCGGCCACCCACTGTTCAAGCTGTTCACAACGTTCTACAGCTACTTCAATGTCATGTACAACCTCATGGCGCGCCGCGTCGGGATGACAAAGAGCGTTGCAGACATACCGCGGCTCGTGTCGTCTGCCATGCTGCTGTGGTTTGTTCCGGCCGTACTCGGTGAGTTACTCACGCAACGCGGGCCTGGCGATGACGAAGAGCCGGAGGATTGGTTTGTCAACAACTGGAAGCTATGGGCGACCTATCCGCTGCAGGGACTGATCGGCTTCCGCGAAATTGTTCAGGCCATGGGGCCTTACGGGTACGACGGTCCGCCTGCATTGGATGCCATCGCGCAGACCGGAACCGCGCTGAATATTCCCGAAAAAATCTTGGATGACGAGCAAGACGTCTCGCGCTCGGATGTGAAGGCAGCAGTGCTTGCCGTCTCATATTGGGGCCATTTGCCTGGGCGGCAAGGATGGATCACTGGATCCTACTTGTACGACTACATGACCGGTGAAGTTGACGAATTCAGTGTTCGTGACGCGCTGTTTGCTCGGTAGCGAGCCTAAGTAACCCAGAAGTGTTCTTGGATATCTGACGAGCCAGGGCCTGGACGTCAGACGAAACCTATTGCCTTGCACTCTAACCCGCCTCGTGCGGGTTTTTTCGTTGGAGATTGTGAATGCCCGCAACCTATACGGATCGACGTAACGGCCTGGCGACGTCTGTCGCGGTCAAAGCACCATGTCGCGCGGTCACATCGAGCAATATCACGTTGTCGGGTCTGCAGACAATCGGTGGCGTCACGCTGGAGGAAGGCGATCGCGTTCTAGTCATTGAGCAGACAACTGCGTCAGAGAACGGCATTTACACTGCAAGCACGGGCTCATGGAGTCGAGCTCGTGACTTCGATGGAGCGCTCGACGCTGTACAAGGAACGATTGTCATCGTCCACAATGGGACTGTAGACGGCGCGCTATACGAACTTACGACGGCGAATCCGATCACGATCGGAACGACTTCGCTCGAGTTCTCCTTGCGCTACGGCGCGAACACTCGCTATGACCAGACTGTTGACGAGCAGTCCGCAAGTGTCACTCCGACGGATACCTCGTATCCAGAATTGAACATCCTGCGATACGGCGCTGATCCGACCGGAGGTGCGAGCAGCGATACGGCAATCCGCAACGCCATCAAGGTGGCGCGCGCGAAACGTGCTGCGACATCTCAAACTGCCGTCGAAGTGTTCTGGCCGGATGGCATGTACACCGGAACGCAAGGCATCCCACTGGTCACGGGCGTAGTACACCGTTGCAGCTCCCAGCGGAGCGCGACCTATCTGTGCACAGGGAGCGGGGCAGGCGTCTACACCGCGACCTATTCGTCCGGCACGTTCACGGATAACTTGGATGCCACGATCGGACAAGTGCAGAGCGGCGCGAAGGAAGTAGCGAACGCTGGCCTGATCAATCTCTTCATCGACCACACCGGCTCAATCACCGGCAATGCACCATCGGGCGCGGCATGGGCAGCGTGTGTGCAGATCGTCGGCGCTCCTGCGGTCTTGCTCGACAAGATCACGGTGGCACACACGACGAACAGCAAGGATGGCATTTCGCTCTATTATTCCTGGCGCGCGAACATCATTCGGCCATGGACTCCGCGACAAAGTGGTCGCACCGGCGGAACGGCAATTCTGCTGCAAGGTGAGACCAACAGTGTGCAGGTCGACCAGCCGTTCGTTCATGGCGCATGGAGCTACGGCATTGACTGCGGTGTCAACTCCGCGACGATCGTCGAGCCCAATATCGAATTTTGCACGGTCGGCGTGCGCCTGACGGGAGTTGCACCGCGTCTCATCGGCGGATATTACGAAGGTAACGGAACTGACATCCGGCTCGGTATCGCAAGCTCGCCGGTGAATCGCGCCTTCGTTCAACGTCCCTGGTGCAATGGAGCATCGTCAACGTATGCCATCGATATCCTTGCTTCTGTCGATAGCGAGATCATAGATCCGTACTTCACTGGCACTTACTCTACGTCCAAGTTTCGCACGACTGCAGCGAGTACAGAAAACTACGGCAACCGTATCTACATCCATGCGGCAGATGCGAACAATCCAGGGTTGTCCGGCCTAGGGCTCATCGGCGGTCGAAACATCATCGATGTGCAGGGCGAAGACGCGGACGATCATCGGTTCTTCGCTCAATACAACAGTAGCGACGGTTCGCGAGTCGAGCAGGTACTGAACCAGCGCGGCGCAGGATTCAACTGCTTCTATATCAAGCTCATCAATAACGGGGGCACGCTGCAGGTGTCCGTGGTGGACGGCGATGAAGCTGCGACAACCTACGACGGTTGTATCAGCAGCACCGTCACAAACCCACACACGGCTGTCGCGATCCCCGATGTTAGTTCTGGGGCTGGGTTCGGCACCGCGCCCGCGGGTCGGCTCTCCGGTAGCAACTCAATCATCATCCTCAACACGAACGACAATGTGGCCGGTGAGCAGGGGTTCATCGTAGGCAACATCCGTACCAACGGCGGCGATGCGATTGCTGTCGAGCCGCGGCTGCAGTCTCGTAACATCAATGGCACAACTCGAGTACGTCCGGAGTTCCGGTTGCGCAACGCGACGAGCGATGCAACTTATGACTTTGACACGACAAACTTCACGGCTGGGCAGTATGTGATGATTCCAATCATCGGATTCATCAAATAGTACCGATCACGATTGGCATCTCATGCTCGAGCCCGGATACGCGCACTTTCCGCACTTCTGCACGCAATCCGGCGCTTGCCATCGTTAAGACGATATCGGGGCCGTAATTTCGCCAAGTGAACACACCGTCCGGGTTCCACGGGTCCGAGTGGTACTCGGGTGGTTTCAGGTGTTCGATTGATCCGTCTTCCAGGCGTCGAGCTCGGATGATGGTTCCGCAGTTCTCGTGATACGGCACGGTGAACACATAGAAGCCGCCAGGCTTCAGCACTCGTGCAATTTCTCGATAGCCGGCGATGTCATTTTCAACGTGCTCCATCATGCCGGTGGAAGTAATCAGGTCGAACTGACGATCCGGGAAGGTCAGGCGCTCAACGTTCTCGCAGCGCACGCCATCCCTGACAGATCCGAGCGGAGCATCGAAGAGCTCGGAGTAAGTGAAGCGAAAGTCTAGCCGAGCAGCATATCGCTTCAGCGCGTGGAACAGCGCGCCATGAGCTGATAACTCGTAGACGCTCTTGCCTCGCAAGCCGCCTAAGTCTTGTCCGAACAACTGTCGTAGCACCGCGAACGTGCCGCGATGGTGGGCTGTGCCCCGGCAGAACAGGCAGCGCGAACCGATTCGTGGAGATGGATCCGTCCGTACTTGGATCCTGTGCCCCCCGCAAATCTCGCAATTAATGATTTGTGGAGGATGTGTGATCAATGACTGGAAGACCCGTCCGCGCATGACCGCCCTGAGCATATCCATTCCCTCGCGTTTTTTTGGCGTCGCAGTTTCGATGATAGTCGCATCAGGCTGTGCTGGGGGAGTCCCGCCGTGGTGGTACGCGCACAAACCTATTTCCCATCCACCCGAGCGGATGATCGCCGTGTGCGATCCCAGCCGCAACGTCTGCGACCACGTTAAGCAGTCGCGAATCCGCGAGAGGTTAGAGCGACTGTGAGCGAACGTGACTTGGGACGACACGAAGAGGCGATCGACAACCTCAAGACAGAGGTGCACGCATTGCGCACTGATATCGCGGAGATCAAAACGATTCTCGCGACAGCCAAAGGCGGCTGGAAAGTGATGCTTGCCGTAGGTGGCGCAGCAGGCGCGGTGGGTGCGGGGGTCATGAAAGCAATCTCGCTGATGAAAGGCGGGGTATGAGTTTCCGTTACTTCACGTTGGACGAGTTCAAGTGCAAACACTGCGGCGCCAACCAAATCGACCCGGCATTAGTGCTGGAACTTGACGAGCTTCGGCACAGGTTCCGAAAGCCGCTATTGATCTCTTCGGGTTATCGCTGCCCTGCACACAACTCGAAGGTATCGAAGACGGGGCTGTACGGCCCCCATACAACCGGCAAAGCAGCAGATATAGCTATATCTCACGGCGATGCCTTGGCACTTCTAAAGCTGGCGCTACAGATGCGCTTCACCGGGATCGGCATCAACCAAAAGGGCGGCGGACGATTCCTGCACCTCGACATCCTGCCGAACGCGGCAGGCCAGCCACGGCCTACGATTTGGAGCTACTAATGACGGTCACAATGGTCTTGCTCTGCCTCGCAGGGTTTGCTCTGCATTTTCTTGGAAGGTACGGCGAATACTGGCGGACGACTGAGAAGGTATCGCCGGTCGTATATGTATCACAGGATTGGCCAGGCTGGTTGTCTGCGGCAATTGGCACCGCCGCCACGCTATTGGTGCTGCCAGAGCTCGCGCCTGCCCTTGGTATGCAAGTCTCAATGACAAACCTGGGTGCACTTACCGCGGGCTACATGGGCTCATCGCTCGCAGGCAAGTTGCCATCGCTCTTTACCGGGAAGGGCGCGCGGTGAAGCGCATCCCTAAAACCTTCAAGCTCGGAACACATACAGTCACTGTGCGAGTAGTCGGCAAGAAGGAATGGGAGGCGCTTACAGAAGATTACGAGATCGACGGAGCCATTGGCGCGTGGCGATACCAAGACCAGGCAATCATCATCCTACGTGATCAGCCGCCGTCAATGAAATTCCACACGCTTACGCACGAGATGGTGCACGCCATCCTAGATTCCATGGGCGACAAGCTGTCAAAGCGACTCAGTAAGAACGAGGCGTTCGTCGATCGGTTTGCCGGTTTTTTGGCACAAGCACTGCTTACGGCGACGATGAGGATTTGAATGGCACAGAAACCCTTGGCTAACGAGCTACTGCAGGAAGCAGTTGATCAAGTTGCAAGAAGCGGAACGATTACTGCAGCTGCATTTGCATTGAACATTCCACGAGCGACTTTGGAGAACCGACTACGCGAGGCGAAGCGGAGGAACATCAAAGCGGACGCGAAGCTTGGAACTTCTGGCACATCGACACTGTACGGCCCGGATGGACAGGTGAAGCTTCAGTGGGTGAAGGCAACAAAGGAGGACCAGACATTCGCGCAGTGGGAGCAATCCGTCAAGGATGTTTTCGCCAACGTCGAACGTGTTGCGCCAATCCCGATGTCCAAGCGGGTTCGGTCGGCGGATCTGCTCGCGGTTTACCCAATCGGTGACCACCACACGGGGATGTACGCGTGGGGCGAAGAGACCGGGGACGACTATGACATCAAGATCGCAAGACGCCTTCTGGTGTCTGCGACTGAGCATTTACTGAACGTTACACCGGACACCGAGACCGGCCTGATAATCAACGTTGGAGACTTCTTTCACGTCGACAACCTGAAGAACGAAACATCGAGATCACACCACACCCTGGACGTTGACACCCGGTATCAACTGATGATCGATGCGGGCGTCGACATGTTACGCACTTGTATTGACCTAGCTCTGCACAAGCACAAACAGGTCCGCGTGATCTGTACTCCAGGGAATCATGACGACATCGGAGCTCAATGGCTATCGCTTGCGCTGTCCTTGCTCTATGAAAAAAACCCGCGCGTGCAAATCGATCGAACACCGGGGAAGTTTCACTATCACCACTTTGGCAAGGTCCTAATCGGCGTGACGCATGGAGATACTGGGAAACCCGAGAAGCTCCAAGGAGTCATGGCAGCGGACAAGCCCGAACTATGGGGCGCAACAAAGTTCCGCTACTGGATGACTGGACATGTTCACAACAGAAGCGTACTCGAATTACCTGGAGTGATGTGGGAGACGTTCAGGACGCTCGCTGCTCGAGACGGGTGGGCGCAATCGAGCGGCTATCGATCAGGGCGTGACATGACATCAATCGTTTTCCATAAAGAGTTTGGTGAGTTCGCGCGTCATCGGTTCGACGTCGCGATGCTGAAGGAGGCTGCATGAGTGGGGGGATGGAAGATGCTGCGCGTGAATCGCGCAGTGCATTTACAGAACAGGTCGGCGGGGAGCATTACAAAAACCTAGCGATTCAGCCTGCGGAGTTCCTGCGAGCAAACAAGGTGCCGCATTTAGAGGGGGAGATCATCTACCGGGTGTTGCGGCATGCTCAGAAGAACGGACGGGAGGATTTGGAGAAAGCCATCCATTCTTTGCGACTGCTAATCGAGATGGAATACGAGGGCAAGCCATGATCGCGGGACTATGGGCGAGGTTCTCAAGCTGGATCATCGGACTATTGATGGCGCTAGCAGCACTGGCAGCGGTGTACTTTCGCGGTCGCTCAGCTGGGAAGGCAGTCGAGCAGAAGAAGGCCACCCAAGAGGACCTGGCCGAAGCGCAGAAACATGCTGCAACTATCCGGGAGACTGTCGATGTTAAATCTGAGGTTAGCCGCCTGCCTGATAGCGATGTGCACGAGCGGCTTAGGAAGAAATGGCAGCGGGACTAGTCAGACTCTTCCACGCCCGGCGCTTTCGAATGCGGAGGATTGTCGTGTCATGAACTCCGAAGCGAGCAGCCAGTACAGTATGAGGTTCGATCGAAAGAAGAATCCAGTGCGGCCAAAACTTTTCACCGCATGCTTCGCACGTTTTCATGCAGCGATTATAGCGGTTCTTTTTCTGCCTGGTTGCTCACACACCAACAGCGTGATTGATACGGCGTGCTCTTGGGTGCAGCCGATCATGGTCAGCCGAGAGGACGTGTTGACCGACGATACTGCGCGCCAAATTTTGATGCTTAATGAGCAGTGGGAGCGAACCTGCGAACAAAAGTGAGGGCCGCTGCCAGCGTGCGCGACTTACGGCACTAGGTCCTACGCGGATCCACCGAGTCCAGCGGCCCATGCCGTAGAAATGCGGGATTCACCTAATCGTTCCCGCCGTAAAACGCTTCGATTTCTTCCTTCCTTCGTTTGATTTCATAGGCTTGGTCTAGGATCCGGCGGGCACCTTCGTGATCTCCAGCCTCGAATCGTGCACTTGCCTCAAGCGTGAGAGTTTCGATCTTGGCTTCTGCTTCCATGTGTAGCCGTATCATCTCCTGAATGTCAGGTTTCTCCGTCATCGCGAGCTCAGCATCCTGGGGGCTACAGAACGTCGCTATCCAGCTGTGAATGCGGCCCGTGGGCTACGTGGCCAGCCTCCACAGTCATAGTGAGTCGCCGGTAGTGATGCCAATCCCGAAAGCCGCATTGACGCGGGCCAGGCGCATCATCCGTTTTTTCCATCGGCATACCTGTTGCCAGGCTCTCAGTCTCGCGTGCTTACGGCTGTTCATGGTTTGCGCTGTCCGCTGCTCTGCGCCACTCGTCGCGCACACGCTGGAGTAATTGAGCCGTTTCGAAATCACCCAGCTTTCTCTGCAGCTCGGGCCGCAGGATGCCGAGCACTCTTTCGAATACCTCGCCCGCAGTGCGCTCGTCCGTCGATTCGCTCATGTGTTGGCAGTTGCTCTACGCTTTGGTTTCTTGACGATGCGCTCCCACTCTTCGTAGGCGTGTTCTCGCTGGAAATATGAGTCAGTGCGTCGCCCGCAGTGGGCGCACCTCACGCTCCGCCCTTCCTTGTGGTCCCACGTGTCGAGACTAGGCTGTGATCCGCAGCACGGCGTTAGGTGGTCTACTCGAACTTGCACAGCTCACTCCTACGGCGTGGGACTGCGAGCGGGTCGCGTGCGTCGCCAGCTCGTGTGCGACTCAAAAAACTCAAGTTCGATCCCTGCGTTTAGAAGGCGGAGCTCCATGCTATCCGCGGCAGAAGTAGCAGCAGATGCCGTCCTGCGCAGTTCGCGGATCTGCATGATCGTATGTTCAATCTCTGCTTCGTTCATGACTTGCTGTCTTCTAGGGGCTTGTTTAGGGAACCGTTCTGGACCATGAATGCAGGTCCTCATACCCGTCATCGAATGGGCCTGGCAATTGCTCTGGATTGTTTGGCAACTCCATCCAATGCGTGACGCGCCAACCTAGGGACGCATCGGTCAGTCGGAACTCGTTAATGACCGTATCGTAGTACCTTTCGATAAACCAACCGGCAAGCACCTGGTGATACCCGAACTGGTAGTTCGGATTCGTGGCAAGCACAGCTACTCGCATGTGGTGCTTAGGTAGACGCTCTTTACACGGGATCCACTGCACAGCTTCTCCTACGGGGCGATACTAAACAAGGCAACGGCGAACTCGTGATCCCTGTTCGGGGTAATCCCCTCGAAGGCTATGGCGCCGGGATCTGTTGTGTACTGCAACCTCCACCGCTTTTGCAGATCAAGTGCGGACTCCCATGACACATCTGGCGGTGCGCCATAGTGCCCTGCGGCGATGGCCCACTGGTCCCACGTCCAACCAAGCAATGTGCTCATGACTCGCATGTCTCCTACTCGGGTGTTCCCAGTTTGCGAAGGGCATCATTGACGATCGGTGCGTTCTCGTCATTGAAAGCAAGATCTAGCGGCGATGTCATCTCGGGATGCAGTTCTCGCATCACGCCCAGGATCGCCTCAAGATCTTTGAGGCTGTACCAGCCACCCAGTAGGAATGCATCCGCGTGCCTATCCTCCGGTTCGAAGTAACCCTCGACGCCGGCCTCTCTCAGCCGTCGCTTTGCTTCCTCAATGTCCACATCGTTCTCCCAGGAAGTTATTCATCCCAAGGGCGGCCAAGGCCACGCTGGGGGCCGAATACATCGGCTACCGCCTTTTCGGCCTCGCCATGCTTATGGGCAGACTTAATGACCGTTCGCCAAAGCTTCTTGATGCCACTGCCCTTTGGGATCGATCGCCCCAAGCGAGCGTAGTTTTGCGGACGACTGAGAAAGTAGCGAACGCGCCTTTCGGCTGCTGCTTCATCCTCCGGCAATGCGTTGCCCCTGTCGGTATTGCATTGACGGCACGCAAGCAGCTTGTTGCATGGCCTATTCAAGCCTCCCCTCGACAGTGGAAGCACATGATCTATAGACCGGTAGCGCGGGCTGCGACGGTCGTGAAGCTCCATCCGGCAGCCACATATCCAACACCGACCCTGCTGCTCCTCCCAGCGGATCTGGACAAGTGACGGAGTGGCTTTAATCATGTGTGCGTTACCCTCGGACACCACACTATCCGCGCCCCCATTTTGCTACAATTCCGCGTGTGCCGTTTTTTGTACGGCACAGGGTCAAAAAGAGGCACAAAAACCGCTACACTTTGACCGTATGCCGCAGAGCAGCACAGCTAAGCGGTTGATTCTAAAAGCGCCGGAGTAGCTCAGTTGGTAGAGCAGCGCATTCGTAATGCTGCTACCCACCTCAGAAAAACCCTATAAAACACGGCGTTTCCTTCACTTCTCGCTCGACCGTGTGCCGTCCTGTGTACGGGAAATGTTGTCCGCCCACTCGCTCAGATGACCCGGATTGAGGGCGCTGTAACGCTCCACCATCGCGAGCGACGACCACCCGCCGAGCTCCTTCAGAATGATCGGCGGAGTACCCGCTATGGTGTGCCACGCTGCCCACGTGTGCCTCAGATCGTGGAACCTGACGCCTTCGAGCCCCGCGCGTTTACACGCTTTGCGCCACGCTGTTTTCGGAGAGCCGACAGGAGCTCGTCCAAGGTGGTCCTTAAAAACGTATTCAGTGCTTCCTGGGGCATCCCGAAGGGCTTGATTGAGGAGTGCTCTGGCGTCTGTTGAGAGTGGGACTGGAATCGCTTTCCTGGTCTTGGTCTCGCCACTCGGGATATAGGCAACGGAGCGCTCAAGGTCCACCATTGCCCATCGCAGTCCCGATATATTCGACCATCGAAGTCCTGTAGCAACCGCGAAGCGAGCCATCCGCGCAAGGTGCTTAGGAAGCTCGCTGGCCAAGCGGTCAAACTCGGCTCGAGTAAGGAATCGCGGGTCGTGTTTTTCGACATGTTGGGCCTCTACTTTCGGCGCGTGCGCGAGCCAGCCCCACTTTGTGGAAGCATGAAGCGTTGATCTAGCCACAGCCAAGATGCGGTTGGCTGTCCCAGCAGACCTTCGCCTTCCGCCCCGAGCATTTGGGTCGTTGCGCAAAGCAGTAGCGACTGCCGCGAGAGCGTTAGCGTCAATGTCGCACAGGGCTTTCCCTGATAGGTAAGGGTCAAGGGCGGCAAACGCTTGCCGATCTCGAGCGATGGAACGCTTATGCTCCTTCTCTTTGAGCCAGCGTTCTTTCGCGTCTTCCCACGAGTATTGGACTTCGCCAAGTTCAGTCTCCCGCCAAATCTGTTCTCTTAAGCGGCGTTCAAATTCTTCCGCAAGCGTCTTGCTAGTTGTGCCACTCGTGACGCGGATCTCCCGCCCACGAATGGTGAACCGGACCCACCAGGGGCTTCCGGCTTTCTTGCTCCGTTTGTAGAGCATCGGTCGTGTTCCTCTAAATCTTCTTCTCTAAACCGCCACAGCTTGCCGATCTTGAAAGCAGGCTTAGCCCCTGTACGCGCCCACTCGCGTACCGTGGATGTCTCCACCTGATAGCGTTCGGCGACTTGTTCAACTGTCAGAATCGGCATGCTCGTCTCAGTAGCCCATACTCTCATTGCTCACTCGAAAAACGCCGGGAGTTCTGCAGGCCAACGCGCCCGGCACGGTTGGTGGCAAATGACGTCGACGTATCGCGTCACCCCTGCCGACGATCCAGCAGCCCGCCCGGTCGGCGTTCCTGGTAGGCAAGCCGCGGCACAAATCGCCTCCCTCTTCCGAGGTAGCGTGGCGCGCCATAGCAGGCGATATAGGGCTGCCTATACGGCGCCCGATTGCTGCGCCAGCCGAACTCGCGAAACGTTTCAGCTTTCCAGCGCACACGCCCGTAGGCTTCTATGTATTCGGTTAGTGTCGTCACAGCTCCGTCACTCAACGAAGCTCTGCTTGATCGTATGCAGGGCTGGGTCGTCCGAAAAACGTTCGCCGACCTTCAGCATTCCAGGGATAGCGTCTATCGACTTCCCGAGGGTCGCGGCGATCTCTCGGTTCGTCATCCCGGATTGCTTCAGCCTGAAGGCATGGACGCAGTTCATGCGGGCGCGCTTTTGAACTCCGCTGCCGTTACTCATTGTCCGCTTCCTGTTGATCACTCATGCTCTGGCTATACCCATTTCTCACTACGATTAAGGATTATCGGCAGGGAGATTTTGGACCACTCTATCGGCGTGATCTCGCTCCACCTTGGCCCGAACGGTAAATCTGTGTCAGAGGCGTCTTGCGCCAGTCGTTGTGCCTCATTTTCGTCTGGCGCCTGAACCACAACTGAATGCTCAACTTTCACGATATGCTTGCCAGAAACTCCATAGGCACGCACTTTGACTAGCCATATGCTCATGACGCGTCGCCTGTCTTGCCCAGCTCTGCATATCGAGGCGGAATCTGATCTCGCTGACCAGTCCACATACGTCCGGTATCTTCGTGCTGAGCCGTTATAATCCCTGGCTTCCTTCGATTCCTCAGCCGATCGATCGCCTCCGAAAGCACGGAACAAGCCACTCCGCCGGAGAAACCGAACCTTTCGTGCATCTCCTGCGCCATATCGCGCAAGACAGCCTGTAGCTCGTCTAGTTCGCTACTCATCTATCCTTGCTCTCAGCGGGTCACCGGATCAAGAATCGAGCGCATAAGCGCGTATGTCTTCGGCGCGCTGCGAGCTTTCGTCCACCCAAGTCCGACTTCATCAACGTGGCTCGCTTCGATCTCGTCCCACCGATCGACAAGCGCCGCCCACGCAGGCGAGAGCTCGCGCATGCGATACAGATGCGGACGCGCTTCCGGAACGCGCTCCAGATACATCAAGCAACGATCCAAGTCGTCTGGGTCATGCGGATGATCTATGCCGAAGCCGCGATCAGTTTTCTGATCGAAGGCGATCCACATCGCGAGCTGCCTACTGCTCAGGCCGACTTCGCCGTTCGCAAGCCACTCGACCGTCTTGAGTTGTGCGGGCGTCATTGCTTCTCCTGAACAGCCGGCTTGCCCAACTCGGGTCGCTCGAATTCAACAGACGTGCATCGGCTGCCCACATGCCACGAGTACGGACGCATGCCTTCGGGCACCAATCCAGCGCGCACGAGTGCGTCCGTTATCTCTTCGTTCGTGAACTCGATGCCGAGATAGGTGATTTCGCCCGCGGCGTTCCGCGATCTTGATACGACTCTCACGAGCTTTGCTCCTTGGCCTGTGCGAGTCGCACGACACCGTAGCCCTGGGCTTGAAGTTCACGCAGTAGAATCAAGCCGCGGTCGATGTAATCGCCACACCGCGGGTCGGCCGCGGCCTTGCGGCACGCTTTGCCGAACCGCCAAGCATCGACGTTTTCTGTCGGCTGATCGTCGTATGTGTAGACCTTCATGCGCTTCGTTCCATTAGTTCGCTGGTCGCTTCGCCGTATACTCTCGCGTGTGCTTCGTGCTGCGAAAAGCCGCGCATCAGAAAGGACCGGTAAAGATCCGAGCGAAGTAGATCCGCTTCCGCTTCCAGCTCCGCAATGCGGGCGAGCGCTTGCTTGTGCTGACCGATTGCCCAAGCGTGCTCGGTCTCCAGCTTGTTCGTGCTGGCGTCTACGTCGGAGGCGAGGTAGACGCGCGGCTCCGCTTCCCCCTCGTAGTGGGCCAGGGTCCCCTCCTTGTAGAGCAAGGTGGCGTAGGTGTAGTACTTCTGCATGTCTCACGTCTCCCTAGGAAGCTGCTCGCGCTTGTGGGCGCAGCCAGTGCATCCACACGCCCTTTGCCCACGCGAACGTGTACAGGCAGCAGAGCACCGTTATTCCCCATTGCTGAGCGCTGATCGCTGACCAGAACCAAAACGGCTGCCCCACGATGCCGAACAGACAAGCGTAGCGACGCGTTTGCTCTCGCTTGCTCTGCGTGAGGAACACGGCAGTTACGCCAGTCAGTGCGATTCCAATTTGGTCAATCACTCGCTTCTCCGCTATCCGATGTTGTCCGCCAGTTCGCGGCGCCGCCTGGCCTGGTCTACTTCGCTGAATGCGTCCCACATCTTGTGGGATTGCATGCGGGCGATATCCGCAAGCTCTTCGTGAGTGATTCGCTCGGCATCTTTCGCGGGCTTGGCCTGCCGATGAAGCCAGCATCCGGGGCGCTCTGGATGATCGCGCATGAGAATGATCCCGCTCGTGGGCTGCACTTCGCCCTCTAGCCCTTCCTTCCAAACCTTCTCGGGCATGCAGTAGTAGTGCTTCCAAATACGGCGGGGATGGGTTCGTGGTGTCCCGGTTGGTCGCTCCGTATTCCAAGGCCACGAGAGCGGACGATCAAACCACTTGTCTTTGTGTTTGTCGGCTTTCAAATCCGCCCGACTGATTTTCACCTCGACTTCCATCAAACGCAGGTCACAGCGAACGATAAGCAAATCGGTTTCGCTGCCGGGCCAATATGTGTTCGGGCAGATCACCAAATGCTTTCCGTTGAAAGCTTGGATGTAGAGTTGCCGGCAGATTTCGCGCGCTGTCCACTTCATAGGCTGCTCATCAACTATCAGATGTCAGACCGCGAGCTCGTGCTGTGCAAGTCGATCGACAATCCGCCTGCAATACTCTTCCCGCGCTTCGATGCCGATCGCGCGGCGTCCTGTCTTGCGAGCGACCGCTAAAGTCGTTCCGCTGCCGGCGAAGCAATCCAGAACGACGCCGCCCGGCGGTACGCTGTACTCAAGCAGGGGGCGAATGATGCCCTCCGGCTTCTGCGTCGGGTGCACTGCGTACCCGTGGCAGCTACGTTCATAGATAACACTTGCCATCATGCGCGGCCCGCCTTCCTCGCTCTGGTACGTGGCGCCACCTATGCCATTCCAGTGCGCCGGCTTCTTGCGTCTGGTTACTTTCTTGGCGACGGCGTCTCGCGTTACCTGCGGGCACTTGTAGAGTGATGCCCATTCGCCGCGGTAGAAGTGAACCGCAAGCTCGTGCACTCGGCGGAAGCGATCGGCGGCAGAGTTGGACCCGTTGTGCTTTTCCCAAATGACGTCCTGCGCGATCGACCAGTCGGCAAGCTCGTGAGCTTTTGCCGAGAACATCCGGAACGAGCCAAAGCACCAGAGTTGACGCGTGATACCTGCGGCGACCGATGGCCAGCCCTCCGGCCAACGGTCCCACTCGAAGCTCGTTTCACCGTATGGCGGATCGGTCACGATGGCATCCACTGCGCCCAGCAACGGCATGAGCTGCAGCGCGTCGCCGTGGTACAGCGTGAGCGCGTCGTCCTGCCAGTAGGGTGCGGGTAGGTTCATGAGCAACTTATCGACGCTCGGGTGTCGCCGGGTGGAAAGTGGCTCGCCCTCGGCACATCTGACCAATCATGGTCACTTCGTATACGTGCCAGTCATACGCCATGGAACTGCGCTCAGCTTGATTCTGTGCGTAATCAAGTGCGGCCCTCTCGGTAGAGAAGACTGAGTACGGAGCGTTTCCTCCGTTGAAATCTGCGTTCGCACTTACGACCATCCAACGTTTCATAGAGCATCTCCCCGGTTCACAGCGCACCCGGGGAGGGAGCACCCTCCCCGGGATTGCTTTTGCCCTTTCGGGCGGTCGTATGGGGGCGGTCCTGCGCGCAGAGTCCGCAGCAACCGACAAAGCTGCAGCCGATGTCGGTTCGGTAGGCAAGGCCGGGCGTCGCGCAGACGTGTCCGGCTCTCATGGCTCGATCCCCGTGCTTACATCACGGTTAGCCCCACTAGGTGCATTCGTTGTATCTGCTGACGTTCTCTCCGCCGCTTCGACGCCATGCTCTGGGCAACTCGGGCGCGCTTGCCTAGTGAGAACACTTCGGCATGTGCACGCTGACGTTTTCAGGGTGGGTACGTACCCGCCGAATTTCTCGCAGTCCTTGCAGCGCGCCGCGGCGCTAATGCCGTGCACACAGGGCTGCACAGGTTTCGTTTCCAACTGTGTGCTCAGCGTTGACTGTAAGTGCTTACGCAGCGCGTCGAGTACGTCGCCATCGTCTAGGTATTCGCAGACACGGTTGCTGAAGTGCTCAAACATCCGGTTGGCCTCGTCTCTGGTAGCTTCTGCGCGGTTCCATTCGCCGGGACTCGCGTTGCGGTCGAGCAGTGCATTGATAGCCGACTCTGCACGGTCAAGCGTGTCCCACGCATCGGAGCGCTTGTTCAGCAAGTCGAGCAGCTCAGCGAGCATCTGACTCTCCCAACGCTGTTAAGCCCTGATCTGCATTCGCTTTCGCCTGTTGGGCGGCAGCTCTTTGGCGCGCAAGTAGCGAATGCGCTGCATGAGCCTGCGCCTCCGTCTCGAATCCAAGTACAACGCGATAACCCGAGCCACTTGGTTCGGAAAGGAGGTAGCTGGCCTCGGATAGCGACTGTTCCACCACCAGCCCAGATGAAGAATGATCGTCCACGCTAAGCACATCGCCAGAATCACACATTGCGCGTAGCCCATCCCAGTCACCTACTCGTGCGAGGTCTTGAATCTTCTTGAGTACTTCGAGCACAAGAAGCCATTGTTCTCTTGTTTCAGGTCGCGTCATCTGACCTCCCTGGCTCAACCTCGATCGGATCAGCATCGGTCACGAAAATAGCGAGATCGCCCTCCCATCCATCGCGACTCGCTTCTGGCGGTTGAGCAGGTCGCATCGCGGCCAATACGGCAGCGCGGGCCTTGTCGAATCGCTCGCGCATGGCCTTCGCAGCTTGGCGCGTTGGTCCGTGCTCGCGATTGCATAGCCTCTCATCCTCAATCCAGCAGGCGTCATAGGCATCTAGCAGCGCCTCAGCATCCGCGGACGGTGGTTGAGTGGGCCAGCTAGGGGGACTCGCACCCCCACCCGTTCCTCGCAACAGTTCGGGCGCACTGACTGCTCGCTGGCATTGATCCGGCTTCGGTGGTTGAGCGGTTCGCGTGTCGAGCGCCCTCGCGATGTTCTCCAGTGCCTTCGCGTAGCCCATCTGATCTTTCGTGCTCGTCACGTAGCCGTGCAGCGTTTCGATTAGGACGCGCGTATCTGCTGGCGGTGGTTGAGCGTTGCGCCTAATTAGCCGCAACGCGCCAACGGCCAACGCCTGCGGCCAGAAGCCCGCGAGTTGGTTCGCTGCCATCGCTTCGAGATCCCGGATAACGCCGGCGTCGTGTTCGTCTATAGCCGCCGGCGGTGGTTGAGTGGGCCAGCTAGGGGGACTTGCACCCCCACCCGTTCCTCGCAACAGTTCGGGCGCACTGACTGCTCGCTGGCATTGATCCGGCTTCGGTGGTTGAGTTGCTACGGTGCCGACCATGGCTTCGGCAATCGCATTGAGTGCGAGAGCCGCACCTACGCGCGCCTGACCTCCAAGGGATCGAACGACGTTTGCAACAACACTGTGCGCCTGCTCGAACTGCGTCGGGCCTGCTGGCGGTTCGTCAGCAGCTCTCCGCGGGTGGCATGCTTCGTCGTGCTCACAGTTCGCGCAGTAGTCGTCGTCCCGATCCTTGACGAAGTTTGAGCAGATCGGCAGTGGGTGCGCCCTATAGGCGGCGGGATCGCAATTGCACTCGTCAGGTACTGCTTCGCTCGACCATGTGCTGAGCGCGTCTATTTCTCGATTGAAGACCGCCGGATTGTCATTGATGGCATTGATACGACGCAGCCTGTCGTGTAGCCCCGCGGCGCCAAGCTTCCATGCTGCCTGCCACACCTTCCACGCAAGTTGCACGCGCGGCTTTTGGTACTCGTGCGGCGGGGCGCCAGACTTTGACCAGTCGGTGAACTCGCCGCTTTCCTTGCACCATGCCTCGAAGGCGACTTGCTGTTTCGATGACGGTTGTTCTTGCTTCTCACGATAGAAGCGGTTGTTGGTTGGATCACTCATCGTGCAACGCTCGCTTGATTTCTTTGTCATTCATCCCGACGGCCTTGCAGCCTGCTTCGGTTGCATGCCAGTAGCAGCGCCGGCCCTGAACCACGAAGCCCATCGTTTCAAGACGCTTCATGGATTCATAATCGGGACCGCTCTCCGTGGAGTTGAAGTAGTTGCGGAATCCCCAATCCCGGCGACCACGGCTTTGCTTTATGCCGAGCATGTGCCGCAAGTTGTCTAGGTCGTAGAGCAACTCCTTTGTCACGTGCTGCTCCACACAATGATTTCCCTGCCGTTCACAAGGTTCTCAGCGGACGTCAATTGCTTCGCCCTGCGGACGGCGAAAAACTTAAAGAAATAGAAGTCACGCGCCGGCCAGTAGTCGTCGCCAGCATCCTCACGTACCCAGTAGAATTCGTCGTCTTTTGTCACGACGAACCGTTTACGCTTCTGTTCTTTCATGCGCGCGACTCCACATTGTCAGGGGCTACGTAGGTCAAAGCCTTGAAGCCGGCCACCCCGCCTGTCCATGACGAGTGATATTCGTATTCGATCTGGATGCGCTGCCCACTAGCGCTTTGGCGAACGTAGGTGGCTGGCACACGTCCACCGGGCCGCTTCCACCACAACTTATCGCCAGGCTTGAACACCTTCTCTTTGGTCACTTGCTCAGGCACGCTCGCGCCCTCCCGTTACTGCCGTGCGGGCGATATAGCCACGCATGTTCTTGATCGTCTCCGCGTTCGTCTCGGCCTGGAACTTGTAGAGGTCGCGCTCGCGGCGGAGCGCGGCCGCATCAGACGGCGGAAGCCAGCCGAGGCCAACGAGACGGTCGTAGACAATCTCGACTTCCTGATCCGAGGTCAGCCGCTCGCCGTGATCGCACGGGAAGCACTCTCCCTGTACGCCGCGCAAACAATCCTCGGGCTCTAGGCACCGCTTCTCAGAAGGAACTTGTTCATTGCTTGTCATCGTCGCTCCCCGGTTCTCTCTCAAAGTCCGCGCATGTATCAAGCGAGTCCACGGCTCGCTTGCTGAGCGAACAGCGCAAGCCGTTCTCGAATCTGGAATAGCGGCAATGACAGCAGCTCATCGACGATTCCAAGAAGGTGTCTTTCTGTTCCATATCGCTCAATGAATGCCTTCTTGCTGTGCTTCAGTGAGGGGCCATGCTTCGCTTCGATCTCTCGTTGCGAGCGCTCGTCTGTGATGATTCCTCGGTGATGCCAAGGGCAGAGCGGCAGCGTGGACCAATGCCCGCCAGAATGCTTTCGCGTACCCTTATCGACCAAGTGATGCACATCAACCGGAACATCCAAGTAACCCTCCATCGCGCAGCAAATGCAGCCGATATCCTGAAGCCTGACGAACCTAGCCTTGACGCCGGTTAGCATTTAGCGAGCGCCAGGTTTCAATCACAATTGCCTCAGTAGCACGACGGTTACGCATGGCCTCGTGCTGTTGGAGCGCCGCGAAATAGAGTTCATAGGCCGCTTCGGTATCGGCACTGGTCTTGGCTGAAGCAGTGCGCTCAGCAACAGTACCTTCCGATAATTTGAAAATGGCCTGTTCTGTTCGCTTAGCACGAAACTCGGCGCGCTCCATCTCGGCTCGAAGCGCTGCGCATTGCTCATCTGTGGTTGATAGATACTCAAGTGCAGCCTCCATCCGATCCTGTGTGATCGCGCCTTTCATGTTCAGAACGGAATGTCGTCGTCAAACTCACTCTCAGCGGCAGGCTGGGAAGGCTCATCCTTCTTTGCCGGTGCTGCCGATGCCTGCGACTTGCCGCCTAGCATTTGCATCTCGCGGGCAATGACTTCAGTGGTGTACCGATCCTTGCCCTCCTTGTCTTGCCACTTGCGCGTGCGCAGGCTTCCTTCGATGTACACCTGCGAGCCCTTGTGCAAGTACTCGGCGGCAATCTCTCCCAACTTGTCGTACAACACGACGCTGTGCCACTCGGTACGTTCCTGTTGATCGCCGCTCTGGCGGTCCTTCCACTGCTCACTAGTAGCGATGCGGATATTGGTGACCGCCTTGCCGCTGGGCATATAGCGCAGGTCGGGATCTTGTCCGAGGTGGCCGACCAAAATGACTTTGTTTACGCCCCTCATGCCGCCACTTCCTTCGCGTCTTCAACCGGGATCTCGTCGTCGAACTTCTCGGGCTCAGCGGCTGGAGCGGCGCCATATGCGTGCCCTCGAGACTCAAGCCAGATGCGGTTGCGCGCGTCCTGAAGATCGGGAAGCTTCCAAGCTTCGACTGCCTTCCACGATCGGGTGCCGAATATCTTTTCGAGCATCTCCTTTCGCGCTGTCTTGGCTGCCTCGGTCGCACCGGGGTGCATGCGGTTAAGCTCTTCCGCGATCTCTTCCAGCGCAATCTCGCGCTGCTGTTCGCGGTACTTCCATGCGCTGTCACCGTCTTCGGTGATAAGTTCGCTATTGTCGCGGCTCGTGTCGATTGTTGGACCCACGCCGCCGATGGTCAGAGTTTTGATGTGCGGCAAGAATTCTTTGAACGTCGGGTTGCGGAGCACCTTGCCATCGAGGAACGTCGAACGGTCCTTGAGGATGTATGCCAAGCGCTCAATGCTCTTGACGCTGCCATCGACTAGCGTCTGCTCCTGCTCCATCTGCATCAGCAGTGAGGGCTCGAAGCCGGTTTCACCTTCGGCCTTCATCTTTACGCCAGTCTTGACTAGCTCCTTCTTGCCGGCGTCGTTGACTTGCATGTCGTACTCGTAACCCTGCCGACCGCACATGAGGATGTGCAGAGGGGAGTTGAGGTACAGATCCGTGAAGTTCTCACGCCAATCCTGCTTCACGGCACGCCAGTCGGAGAACTCTAGCCCGCGCTTGCGACTCTTCCTGGTGGCGTACTCATCACAGAAGATCGTCCAGAAGTGCGTGATGCTGTCGATAATGAGCGCATCGGCGTGCTCACTGGCCCAGCGGATGCCGTCGCGCAGATCGGACAACGCGCGAGTGCGGGCCACCATCAGATCGATGCCGGCTTCCTTGAAGCGAGGCTGCACCCACGCGGCGCCGTTCTCAGTGTCGATGAAGGCCACGACGTTTTTGGTCGTGACGCCGCGCTGCTTCATGTAGCCGACCAACCCGATGGCGATCGATGAGGCGGTATAGGTCTTACCGCTACCTGCCAAGCCCATGATGCCGGCCTTCAGATGCGAATGACCCATATCAGCTCTTTGAAAAAGACTCATGTTTCGCTCCCATCGCTTGTTTTCTGATTCTGCTGAAAAACATCTTCACTCGATTGGCCTTCTTCTTTACGCCGTATCCCGCGGCAGTCGATGCCATCTGAGCCGGCTTGCGAAGATCCACGAGCGGCGGGAATCGCACGACGTTCCCTGGAAATCGAATGAAGTTCATAGGACGTAGCTCGCGTCGTTCTCAATGACGTGGCCGAGCTTCATAAACTCGCGCTTGAACAGCTCGCCACTCGCCGCATCATCGCCCTGCGCGAAGTTCGCCAGGATCGCGAACATGTCTATGTTCAGCATGATCTCCGCGAGAATCTCTTCGCCCTTCTTGTTGTGGCAAAGGAGCCAATGCTCGACGGTGCGGCGCTTCTCTTGGTCGCTGAGCTCAGCCCAATCGCGAGCAGTGCCGTCCACGAGGTCAGGCGACGCCACGCGGGCAGGGTCGTCCTTCACCTCAAAGATGCGATCGAGCGCATCAAGCGTATGCTTGAACAGGGGATTGGCAGCCATTACGCAGCCTCCTTGTCCATGGTGCGGAACTCGAGCTCAGCCTCGGCTCGCTCCTCCGGTGACATTTGGAGTACGCCAGTCATATCGATGTCCTTAGCGGATTGCGGCGGCACGATCACTGGACTGCGCGGGTACAACTTGATCTCGCGCTTGCTCTGAGCGATCAAGTACTCAATCAAGTCTGCTTCCGGGTGAACCATGTTTTTCTCCTGAGCTGTTATCGCCGCTGATATGCAATGAGCTTCTGCGCTTCGTCACGCACAATTGCGCGAACGAAGTATTCGAGCTCCACAACAATGTCATGCGCTCGGCCGGCGTCACCGATGTGACTTGCCAAGATCGATTGCAACTCAATCCCCGCGCGAGCGAGGAGGGCTTCCGATGGCGTGACTTGTTGGCTCATGTGTGTCCTACCGTGTTCGTGTGTGCTGTTCAGATCAGTTCGAGCACATGCCAAACGAACGGGCCGTCGTCGCACGTGCCGATGTAGCTACCGTTCTCATGAATAGGGCGGCCTGTGCCGACCACAGAGAAGCGCCGCGTCTTCTTTGGCGTGTCCGTGTCAACCTCGGCCCACATGCACAACACGCCGTCCTGCATCGCCACGCGCCGCGGAATCGCATCGCGCGCCATCTCGACCTCATTGACTTGGCCGATCCTGAAGAGAGGAAACTTGTGTATCGTGCGCATCGCTCGCTCCGTCAGATGTCGCCTAGCAGCTTTCGCGTCTCAGGGCTCGCGACCTTGCGGATGTCTCGAATCAGCTCTTCACGCATGCCGCTGGCCGCGCGTGGCATGTCAAGTTCCAACAGTAAGTTGAGGCACCCTGCTATGTGTGCGAGATACAGAAGCGACAGTTTTTCGTACTCGGTCATGGCACTTCCTTCCTATCGAAAGAAGCTCACAGCCAGCCGTCGCCAGACGCGTAGGCGTACAAGTCGCGCTCAAGCGCCGGGAGGTCCTCTATGGATTCCTCGCGCTCATCCCCGCCAATCACGAGCACGACCTTTCCGGGCTCGCGCTGCTCGATAACGAGGTCAGCCGCGTAGATAAACCCGGGGGTCGGCGTCTCTGTGTGGTAGTGACCGCTCGCAGCGGCGACGTCCGTGACTTCGCGGCGGCTCGCTTGGAATTCTTCGAACGTCATAACAACTTCTCTCCTGTGGGGGTGTCTTGCCCGCGCGAGCAAAATATTGCCGGAGCAGGAAATAGGAGTCAAGCAATATTTTGCTTCTCACAGGAAATTTTTTTTGCGGTCAGGTTACGCCGTGTCTCGATTCAGGGGTAGCCTAACGCCTTAAGGAGTAACACTTCGGCCGTTGCTGCTGTGACGGCAGCACTGCGCGAAGGGCGTTGTAGGAGGGGGCTGAGGGATATATGCGGATCTTAAGTCTACGCGGCGACTGGACCCGCGTGCGTGGCGATGGCTTAAAGAAGAAGCCTCGTCGAAAGAAGGGGGCGCAACATCAGCGCACCAAGATGGAAGGCCACTGGTTAGGCACTCGGCGAAGTCTAAGGGCTGACCGAGTTCACGAGCGCAGGAAGCGAGTCAAATCGTGAGCTTCTATTCCGGCTTTTGCTTGCTGTAGTGCGCTTCGCGCTCTGCGAGGCGCTGGATCATCTCGCGACCTTCGGGCGTTGCCTTCATTAGAGCGTCCATGACCTTCGGAACGACGCCGCTAGAGAGCAGATCGTCCGGTATGTTGGGCATCTGCAGCTGCCACCCCTGAAGGCCGAACGCTCGTGCGATCTTGTTGATCTTCTCTATTCCAGGCTCATTGGCCGCATTCAGGATATTGCTGACGGTGCGCTGACTCACCCCCGCCTTCTTGGCCACCTGTGGCTGAGATAGATTATAGACTTCCATGAGGCGGCGTAGATTCTTCGCCACCGCTTCAGTCGTTGTCAGCTTCGTGAAAGGCATATGGCTGGCAGAATACTGCCAAGCTCTAGCAACTTCTTGCATTTGTACGGACGTCATGGCACTTGCCGTCCTAGCAACATCTTGCTAGAGTCCGGCCATGGACATACTGAAAGTACGCGAAGAGGTCCGCGCTTATCTGGCCTCCCACCTAGAACCACAAGACGAATTGGCGAAAGAGCTTGGCGTCTCGCCGTCATGGCTGAACAAGTTTCTGTGTGGGCACGTGAAAAACCTCGGTGTGGAGCGACTGCATAGGCTTCATGAATGGGTGAAGCGTGACCGTAAGCGCTCTTCATCACGCGAGTAATACGCGCGCTGCTCAGTTTGTTCCCGTTTGTTGTGTGTCGTTTCATCTGACGCATATCTCAGCAGATCCCTTAGCCGCCGCCTAATGGACGTGTCACACACCGTCACACACATGAATCAAACGCTTCTTTTCCCAGACTTTTTAGCGGATCGCAGAATCGCGATAGAGGCTGATGTAGATGCCGCAGGAGGCTTGCAAGTCGTCGGGCATGAGCTTGGGCTGGCCGAAGATCCCGTCGCTGCGGGCAAACTCCTAAGTAACAAGATCAATCAAAACGGCCGCCACCGTCTCGGCGATGAAGAGACGTGGAGCATCAAACAGCTTGCTCGCGCTGCCTCGGGGCGATCTCGTCTTCACGAGCTCGAATGTAATTCGCTGAACTTCGAAGGCAAATGGCTCACCACGGAAGACATTCGCGCGCGGCGTCGCAAACGCAAGGCCGTGCTTCTTGAAGAGCTGCTCAAGCTCGAGCGCGAGGAGCACGAATGAGCGCCGCTCGCCCTCTATTGCGGCTGGAAGAAGAGAGCACATGGGCGCTCGCGGGGGATGTCGCCGCATCGGTCCTATTCGATATCGCAAACCGCGCTAAGGATCGTACAGACGAGTTGCTAGACGCGCAGCGCACACATGGCGGGCTCACGCTGGATGACTATATGGCGGGCCGCACGTGAGCGATGACAAGAATCTTCCCTTCATGCCGCTGTGGGTAGACCGGTTCTTTGGCGGCACACTTAACATGGATGGAGAAGAGCAATCCCTATATTTGCTCCTGCTCGCTCACCAGTGGGCAACCGGTCCATTACCGAAGGATGCGCGCCGCATCGCGAAGCTCATTCGCTACGACGAAAAGCTGTTCCTGAAGCTATTCCCAAAGGTCGAGCACAAGTTCACCGAGATCGAAGCCGGGCTCGTAAATCTTCCGCTGGAAGATATCCGTGCGGTTTCAGAGAAGAAGGCGAAGACCAACACGAAGCGATCAACAGCGGCAGCCGAGGCACGTTGGAACAAAGCTAGAAGGAATGCTCGGAGCATGCTCGGAGCATGCTCGGAGCATGCTCGGAGCAATGCTCCAGACCATGCTCGGCTGATGCCATCTCAGAACTCAGAACTCAGAGAAGAGGTAAGAGGCTTACCAAGGAGGGAGGTATGAATAAACCACAGAGGTTAGAGCTGGGGTTAGAACTCTCCTTGGCGAGCATTCCGAACTCCGAATCTCGTCGGTCGAATTGGCTTGATGTGCTGCCGCCTATTGCCGATGTTTTGCGTGACTATCAGCGGCTGATTCTGGCGCGTGCGGCCAATGCGATTCGTGCGTATCGGCGGGTATTGATCCAGGCCCCGACCGGCGCTGGCAAGACGCACATCATCGCCGCGATTGTCGCTGCTGCCGTGTTGTGTGGATTCCGCGTGTTGATCCTGGCGACCCGCACGCGACTGGTTCGTCAGCTGCACGAGCGGCTCGAGTCCTTCGGGATCCCACACGGGGTGATTGCTGCGCCATTGCCTGGGCTGTCGAACTGGTCCAGTTCGGTCCAGGTGGCGAGCATCGATACGCTGTACCGGCGATGTGTCGTAGACGGTCGCATGCCGCTTCCGTTCGCCGATGTGGTGATCTTCGACGAGGCGCATTTGGCGCTCGGTGTAAGTCGCCAGAGGATCCTGAACAGCTACCCGAACGCGTGGGTATTCGGCCTTACAGCAACGCCAGCGAAGACATCGGGCGCAGCGCTTCGTGAGCAGTTTGACACGATGGTGCTTGGTCCCACGGTGGCCGAGCTGATTGAGGCGAAAATGCTAGTGCGGCCGCGAATCTTCAACGTACCACTGGTGAGCGCGAAGGAGTTGACGGAGGTTCGTAAGGACACCAAGACCGGTGACTATGCAACTGGCGAGCTGTCATCGCTCCTGTCGCGACCGAAGCTAATCGGCGATGTGGTGACTAACTGGCTGCGTATCGCGAATGGGCAGCGCACGATCGTGTTTGCCTGTGACAAGGCCCACGGTAGCCAGCTCTTGACGGAATTCCGGCAAGCGGGGGTGGCTGCCGAGCAGCTGACCGACGATGACGATGACACTACGCGCGAAGATGCGATCGAGCGACTGGAGAGCGGCGCGACGCAGGTGCTGATCAACTGTTTCCTGCTGAGCTACGGGATCGACATACCGCGCGTCGAGTGCATTGTGCTCGCTCGTCCTACGCGCTCAGTCGTGCTGTATCTCCAGGCGATCGGCCGGGGCATGCGGCCCTTCGACGGCAAGGGCTTCGTGACCTTGATCGATCATGGACGCGTCGTGGAAAGCCTGGGACTGCCAACCGAGGAACGGTACTGGTCGTTGTCGACCGACACGAACGTCAACGTGAAGGCACGCGAGCAGGTTAAGGCACGACTGATGCTCGATGAGAAGCCGCGCACGTGCCGCGAGTGTTCGCGGGTGTGGCTGTCGACCGAAGAGGGCTCGAACTGTCCGGAGTGCGGATGGAAGCCGAAGCCCAAAGCTAAGCCGGTGCAGATTGTTCAGGCGGATCTTGCTGAGCTGAATGGGCCATCGAAAGTCGGGACGAACATGGCGACGTTCTACGCCGAAGCGTGCACGTGGTACGCAGAGCGGTGGCCGGAGAGGTGGCAAGCGAAGCCAACCTCGGGGCGTTTTTGGGCTTGGTCGAAGACGCGCGAGCGATTCAAGCGACCGGACGATGAGCGCATTCCTTCGCGTTTTTGGGATTTGCCTATCAAGCCCTGCACCGCAGAGACAGCGGGCTTTCTGAAGTCGCAGCTGATTCGCTGGGCCAAGCGCCGCGATCAACAGCCAAGAACCGCAAACAGAGGGATGATCCCATGAAGCTCGATGCGCATGAGATTCACGCAACGCTGGGTAGCAATGGATGGCGTGAGGTATTGCTATCGGCCGGGATCTCTGAAGCGTTCTTGCGTAATCGTCATGGGCCTTGTCCGGTGTGTGGCGGCCAAGATCGTTTTCGGTTCGACAACAAAAACGGCCGCGGTGATTTCTACTGCAACCAATGCGGGGCGGGTGATGGGTTTAAGTTGATCATGGGCGTGTTTGGCCTGCCGTTCGCCGAAGCGCGCAAGCGAGTGATCGAGTTGGCCGGCATCAGTGCCGATGTGGTGAGGGATCTTCCGGCGCGTACGGCAGCAATCATCGAGGCGGAGCCAATCGCAAAGCCGACGCAGCGTGTGCTTCAGCTGCTGCGCGAGACGTGTCCTGTCGAGGACTGTGAGCCCGTGCGGCGGTACTTGGCTGGTCGATCTTTGTGGCCTCTTCCAGCTGGACACAGGCTGCGCGCGCACGCATCGGTCGAGTATTGGGAAGATCGGCAGAGCATCGGTCGGTTCCCCGCGCTTGTGGCTGCGGTGCGAGATGCAAGCCATGATCTCGTGACGGTACACGTGACGTACCTCGAGCCTCGAGGATGCAAGCTGGAAGGCCATGAGCCACGCAAGATCCTTTCGAGCATGAAGGGGCGCGTGGCCTGCGCGGTGCCGCTGATGGCGCATGGCGACACGCTCGGGATTGCTGAGGGGATTGAGACGGCGCTCTCTGCCTCGGTACTGCATGAGGTGCCGACGTGGGCTGCGCTGAATACTGCACTGCTGCAGAAGTTTGAGCCGCCGACAAACGTCAAGAAGCTGATCGTGTTTGCGGATCGTGACGTAGCGGGTCTGGATGCCGCTGCACGATTGATGCAGCGCCTGCAGAACCGTGTGACGCTGGAGATCCGAACGCCATCCTCCAAGGATTGGAATGACAGCCTGAGGGCATGCGCATGACGCGTGAATCGCTGTGGACGTTCCTGCGTCGAGAGCATCCACTACTCGCGCGTGCGCTGTATCAAGCACACCATTCCGGTCTCGATTCGTTTGACCCATCTCGCATCGGTGCTTCGCGTCGTTACGTGTGGGAGTGCCTTGAGGGGCATAAGCCGGAGCTTGCAGCAATGCTGCGCTCAGAAGGTTTCACGTGGATCAAGTCACACTTCAGCGCCACAGTGAATTTGCGCTGTCTCGACGTGTGCCAGGCGATTGCTGCGAATGTTCGCAGCGGAGCGATTCGGAGTGTGGCGTGAAGCGCGCCCCGATCATTGTCGAATTCGACGGAGAGCCGATGTCGCTCTATGTGTTTTCGAAGTTAACTGGCATTGCGGAGTCAACGCTGAGGCATCGATATCGTTGTGGGTTTCGTGGCAAAGCACTAGCAAAGAAGGTCGATTTCCGGTACTCACGTAGTGGAGTTAGACGGTGAAAATCAAACCATATCGCGGGCATCGAATTCACGTGTCTCACTATCGCGGGCATCTTTTTTTCTACACGTTTCACAAAGGACGCGAGCTGCGCGAAAGCTATCTCGTTTTACTGAAGCGCAAAATCGATATTGCTTGTGATATGCCAGAAGAGGCGCTCTCGGCGTGAGTGCTCCACGCTACGCCAAGCGCAGGGATGCGAGCGAACCCGATCAGGTTAAGGCGTTACGAGGGGCAGGATGGGAAGTTACCCGCCACCTACCGGTGGACTTGTTGTGCCACAGGATCGTCACGCTGGATCAGCTGCTTCGAGTGCTGAAGCGGGGCGACGGTTACCTGCTTGTGTTGCCGATGGAGTGCAAAACGGCTTACGGCAAGAAGGACCCGAAGGCGAAGCTCGACAAGCGTCAGAAAGAGCAAATCGAATACTGCGAGCGCTGGAAGATCCCGAAGCCTACCGATGGTTTCGAAGCGCTCTTGGCGGTCGGGGAGAAAGTGACGCTATGAGTGATCGCGAATTCCAAGATATGGAAAACGCTCGCCATGACCGGCGTACGTTTTTGAGTCGCGGCGGGTTGATTGTGACGTACATCGTAGCGATGGGCAGTCTCGTCGTCTGGTGGGTGACGTACAAGCTGGCGGTGGTTGTTCAAGGGGGAGGGTGAGCAATGGCAGCAGTGATGAAAGAACGGCCGATGAATGGCGCTGAACGGCGCAAGCTGAATCGCGTACTTGCGCGCGCTGTTGGGCTTGCCCTGATTCAGAAGGGGGATCCGCGGTTCTCTCGCTTGGATCCGGAGCTCGAGCCTGTCAAGCACATCATGGAGCGATGGGCGGTAAGCATTGGCGATGGATTGGGCGACGAGCCCTGGGATGAATCACGCAAGTCGTGCGTCTCTCCGCTGGACGACCATACGGCGCTAATTGTTGATCAGATTGTGAACCATGCGCCTGTCAGATATCGGACCCTGGCGCGCCTATGGTTCTGCGGGGCCGGTACGACCACGGATCTCGCTGAACGGATGGGCGTGAGTCGAAGCGGGCTTTACCTGGAGCTGCGGTGCACGCTATTCCATTTCCGGGCGAAGTTCCTGGAGTCGAAGCACGCGGATTTGATTGATTTATTGAGCAGACTAGATTGACAGTAGGTGGACACGATGGTACTAAAAGAGAGTAAGCTGCCGTTTCGTGTAGATGAAGCCCTGCGTTCTGATGAGCGCGGGGCTTTTTCGTTTCTGGATCCGGTGCAGCATCCGCTACGCACGACGCTCGGCAAAAGTTTCGAGCGGTACAAGTGCCTTGGCCAAGATGCCAAGTTGTTTGCGATGCGGATTGATGAGATGCCCGCAGAGGAACGCGCAGCGGCGATTGGTTGGCTCATAGAGTCCAACCGCTGGTGGCGAGACTTCGCGACTGGCGAACGTTTGTTTATGAAATCCCCCTAAAGCGCTGAGAGGCTGAATTCCTCGGCGAACTTGCCCGGCCATGTGCCGGGCTTTTTTTTGGAGTTGGAATGCGTGACGAGCTGCCGCGAGGCGACAAGTTCTTCGTGTCGCTGGCATCGCTGGTTGCTGTTTGCGTCTTCTGCGTTGCTGGTTTTTTTCTTCCTGGTGTGGCTTGGGGTGCAGTGTCTATTCGACAGGACACCCAGATCACCCTCCTACGCGGCACGACGACGGTCAATCAATTTGCTTCCTGGGAGGCGTGCGAAGCGGAAGCATTGAGGCTAGCGAACGCCGACACGCGAACCACGGGCACGGTGACTTACTCGTGCCAAACCGAACGACGGCGAATCGTTGCGACGTATTCGCCAAACTGCCCTGCGCGTCCTGCGGACGAAACGCGACCACAAGCTTGTCCTCCTGGTCAGGTCGGCACTTGGACGCAGACGCGCACCTATTCGAGCACAGCCTATCCGACGTGCTGGATCACTGGCGAGTGGCTCCCGGCCAGCGCCCCGACCGGCGCCTGCACTGTTCCCGACCAGGATGGGGACGGTGTGCCGGACGCTACCGATCAATGTCCGGCACAGGCTGCCTCTACGCCTAACGGGTGTCCTGTATTTCCGGCACCAGAGGGCTTTGCCGTTGCGATCGAGCCGTGCCCGACTGCTGTCACATGCGTCAATCGCCTGAGTTGGCAGGCGGTTCCCGGTGCAGTGTCGTACAGCGTCGAGCGGCAACGGCCAGCGGATAGTGCTCCTACGCAGATCGCCTGCGTAAACACGCTCTCGTATGCGCATAGCAACCTGGCAGCCGACACGCTGTTTCGCTACCGCGTGCGCGCGAGTCGCTCCGCAAGCTGCGCGGGTGAGTTTTCGCCGTACACGCCGACACTAGAGGCGCGGTCGGGCACGGTAGCTTCCACTCCTGGGCAGGCCGTGATCACATGGACTCCGCCGACTCAGGCAGGCTTAGTGCGTTACACACTGCTGTACGGGACGCGACCAGATGCATTGGTGAATGCGGAGGTAGTTGAGGTCACCGCAACATCGGTGACGGTGATGGATCTCTCGCCTGGCGCGTGGTACTTCGCGATGACGGCACACTACGACGGGCAAGTGGTTAGCGGCCTGTCGAACATTGCGACCAAAGTGGTCCAGTGAATGAGTTTTCTTATTCTGCGCTCGAGTGTATCGAGCGGCGGTGGCAGTAGCGGTGGCGATAATTTGTTCGTTGCTGACTTCAGCAACCTGAACGCCAACGGATCGAACCTCTACAACTTCGCGAATCGCGCGACGCCAGGTAGCAACTGGACGCACACGCATCTTGCGACAGGCGGTCGGTTCGGCGGACCTGCAGCCCGCGTAACGTTCCTTGCCAATCGGTTTCAGTACGAATGCGGTTGGACAACACCCTCGTTTTCCGAGACGTGGAGCGTAGGGGATAGCCGCTTCATGCGGTTCTACATGCGCATTGCGGATGATGTGCGCTGGACATCGGATAACGCAATCAAGCTGATCGATGATCGCGGCGAGGATGGCGGCTTCGGTGGGGAGCGCTCCATTCTTTACTTCCGTGGTCCGTATGCCCTTTCGGGTGGTGGCGGCGCGCTGGGGTGGCAGGCGAACGTCGAAGCCGCAGGATACCCTGACACGGGAATCCAGAACGAACGAGTGGCGCCCGCGTGGTGGGGCCTTTCGGGGGATCGCGGAGATTGGGCGAACGATGCCGAGTACGCGGTGTACGCGCACTACGGCGAGTTCGGCTGCTTGACCATGAACAACGAGATCGGGTTTCGCTGCTGCGATCCGATATTGGTCAGCTACGGCAACAAGACGAGTTGCCCAGCGAATCCGAACTCGACATCGCAATCGAGCACGGGGGGCTGGCTTGAGGTTCAGATCGAGCAGGTGTACGCCACGACGAACGTGACGTACTTCAAGCAATGGATCAACAACAACGATTACGCCAACCCGTCGTCGATCATCCGAGTGTTTAACTTCCCGGTGGAGGCTGCGGGCCTCAACGGCGCGGGCTGGAATAACGGAATCGATGTCATTGCCTACTGCGATGGCGGCGAGATAGATCACAACGAAAACGATCTCGCGATAGACCTTGAGGCGTTCGAGGTTGGCCGCGAATTCCGTGATGACTGGTTCCGCGGAACCTAGTGGAAGTGTCGGATTATCTGACGGCGATTTGACAGCTTGTCTAGCTGCGCTATTGTTGATTGTGACGGAAATTCACGATCAAACATAAGGAGCGGGCATGAGTCTGTCTGTTGTTATACCAACGCTCAATCGGAGCGCGTCGTTAGCTCGAACACTGGAGAGCCTGAGGGGTCAGGACGTTGAGGTGGTTGTCGTAGACAACGGCTCTACGGACGATACCAAGGCGGTCATCGAGCGATTCGGGCTGCGCCATATCGTCGAACCCAAACCGGGCGCATCGAACGCCAAGAACCGCGGCACGGCCAAAGCAAAAGGTGAGTGGGTAGCGTTTCTGGACGATGACGCGACGGTAGAACCGGGCTGGTCGGCTGCGGTGCGAGGAGCCTTTAGCGCCGATGTGGACGCGATAGGCGGGCGCATCGTGGTTGAGTGGCCAGGTCGCAAGCCTGAATGGATGCCTGCCGAGCGGGAAGGCTATTACGGGCACTGCGACTATGGAGCTCACTCTCGAGAGCTGAAGTTTCCCGAGTTCCCCTTCGGCAGCAACATGATCCTTCGGCGGGATGTGCTGGCCCGAGTGGGTGGCTTGAGTGCCGCAGTAGGCCCGACGGGCAGCAACATGATGTCGGGCGGCGAGCAGGAACTGTTCTACAGATTGGCACAAGCTAATGCGAAGGTTGTGTACGAGCCGCGTGCAGTGGTTCACCACTGGATACCGGCGAAGCATGTGACGAAGCGCTGGCTGTTCAAGCGTGCGTATAAGCACGGCATGAGCAATGCGCGGGTGTACAACCCCGCCATTGCTAAAGCAGCGGGACGCGCGTTGGTGTCTGGTCTCGCGACAGGGCTCGCGATGAACGAAAAGGTTCGCACAGCACGAGCGGCTACGACTGCTTACTGGTGCGGCGTCGTGCGTGAGGCGGTCTCGCGATCAATGCAGGCGCCGGTCAGCCACGCGCAGCAGTGTGAGTTTAGTGAAGCGCTAGCGTTCAAAGAACGCGCATAGAAACAGGTTCCAACAGGAGATTTAAAGCCCGCCTAGTGCGGGCTTTTTTATGGCCATAGCACACGTTTCGTCAGCGCTCGCGACACCGGTGTACTCCGGGTCATCGATCACCGCGGCGGTGACCCGCGGAGCTGCGAATTACATCGTGTGTTTCCCGATGGGCCGCGACAATACGCTCGCGAGCAACGGTGCGACGTACGACGGCAATGCGATGACGCAACTGTACGCGCCAACCACTGATGGTGGCGTGCACTTGGCCGCGTACGGGTTCGCCCTCACGACGGACGCCAACCTGGTCGCATCCTTCAATGGCACCGTCAACAACGTGGCGCAAATGGCCTACGCGCTATTTAGCGGCGTAGACACGGCAAGTCCGCTAATCGATGCGAACGTGGCGGGCGAAAACAGCACAGACGTAGATATCCCGGCACTGACGACCGGGGATGCCAATGCGATGGGGGTGGGCGCGTGTTTCCTGCGTACTAACAGCGCCATTACAGGCGAGACGGGCACGGACATCCGCGCTTCGAGTACTGAAGCGACGTTCGGCTCCGCGATTGCTATTGGCACGGCGGCCGGCGCCGCGAGCGTATCCATGGGGTTCAATCTTGGCGCAGCAGCGGAAGCATTCGGTGTCGGTGTATTGCTGCGGGCGGCGGGCGGTGGCGCAGTAGGACGCGGCCGATTGGTACTAGGTAAGTTGGTCGGCGGCAATCTTCTGGTGAGAGCACGATGAGAGATATCACGATCGGCGACACATTCGATGTCAAGTTCACAACGACGGAACCTGACACGGGAGCGCCTGCAACTCTGTCGGGCACGCCGGTCGTTTCGGCGTACGTCGGTAACTCGACAACGCAGATTACTGCAGGCATTACGCTCACGACCGACTTTGATGGCGTGACGGGTTTGAATAACGTGCGCGTGGTTGCAACCACGGGTAACGGTTTTGCTGATGGGACAGACGTTTCGCTGGTCATCACGACCGGCACGGTCGACGGCAACAGCGCAGTCGGGTATGTCATCGAGCAGTTCACCATCGGACGAAGTGCGGCTAATGCAGCACTGAAGCCGGTGGCGCGTGCGGCTTACTTAGTGGACACAACGATCGCGACGCTGTCGACGCAGACCAGCTTTACACTTACCGCCGGCAGTGCGGATAACGATGCATACAATGGGGCGGCTTTCATCTTTACCGATGCGAGCACGGCGAATCAGAAGGGCATTGCCTTCTGCTCCGACTATGTGGGCTCGACGCGCACGGTGACATTGGAAGCGGCCCCGATCTTCACGATTGCGACGAGCGATCTGGTGACGGTGGTCCCTGCGGGGAGCTCGACAAGCCTGCCGGTGTCGGCGAACGTGACGCAGATTTCTGGTGCGGCGGTGAGCACGTCGAGCGCGCAGCTGGGCGTAAACGTGGTCAATGCAGGCGGGACGGCGTGGGGCTCGGGCGCCATCACGGCGGCTTCTATCGCGAGCAATGCGATCACTTCGGCAAAGATCGCGACGGACGCTATCGGTGCGGCTCAGATCGCTGCTGATGCTATTGGTGCATCGGAGCTGGCCGCTGGGGCTGCCACTGAGATCGCCACCGCGGTGCTTGCCGCGGCTACCAGCACACCGATTGCGGCGAACATCGAACAGATTAACACGGTAGCAATCACGGGTGACGGCTCCGGCACGCCGTTCGGTGTCTAATGGCTCTTGGGGTCATCTGGGCGGAAGGGCTGTGGAACGAAGCGGCCTGGAACACATCGATCTGGGAACAGGCCGGGGGAGGTAGCGATACCGTTCCGGACGCCTTCACATTCTCCGATCGCTTCAACGTCGCACTGAGCTCGACGATTACTTCGGACCCGATCACGGTATCGGGCATCGATGCGGCGGCCACGATCTCAGTCACGGATGGCGAGTACAGCATCAACGGCGGAGCGTTCACAACATCGAGCGGCACGGTCAGCAATGGCGATGCAGTGCGAGCTCGGCATACCTCGAGCGCAAGCAATTCGACGACCGTCAATACGGTGGTCACCATTGGTGGGGTATCCGACACGTTCTCGAGCACGACCGCACCGGTGGCCGGATCGGGCGGGGCAAGTGTAGTGGCGGCCACTGTTCGGAATCGCAGACTTTTGCACTAGGAGCACAGATGAGCGTATTTACGGCGACATTCACCGCGGTGGCAGTGTCGGCCGCGCAGGATCTTTTCGAGCTTGTGGCCCCGGCCACCTCTCGGCTGGAGATCCTGGAGATCGACATTGGACAGGTCTCAGACGCAGGCGATGCGGCCGCCGAGATGCTCGGTATCACCCTCGTGCGTGGTAACACAACCAGCGGCTCGGGGGGTAGCACGGCCACGCCAGTGAACCTCAAGCCCTGGAGCCGGGCAGCGGCAACGACGGTAGAGACGAACAACACCACGACTGCATCGAACGGCAGTCCGGTGACGCTGTACTCGACGACGTTCAACGTCCAAGCAGGATGGATCTATCGCCCGCACCGGAAGGATGGCCTGGACGACGAGATCATTTCGGTCGCGGCAGGTGAGCGCTTCTGCGTTCGTATTACCGCGCCGGCAGACGAAGTCACGATGAGCGGCACGATCAAGTTCCGTGAAATCGGGCTACTGGGGTAAGACATGGGGTTCCCTTCACTCACATGGGACGGCGACAACATCAAGCTGATCGAGCAGTTCCTAGAGAAGCATCTGGTGAGGGCCGACAAACACGGTGACAAGCTGCACTTGATCGGTATCGGCCTGAATGTGGAGCTGAGCCTGGGCGATCGCATCATGCTCGACGGCGACCGCTTGGGCATTGTGAGGGCAGGCGGACTCGTACCGCCGGATGTCCTGACATGGGATGGGACCAACGTGCCAGCCTTCAACGAATTCCTCGCACACGCGGGGGTGTGGCTCTTGGTCGAAGGGGAGTACCTGACGATCTACGCAGGCCCTAACCCCATAGCCACATTGAATCGTGGCGATCGACTTGAGAAGCGCGAGGGACAGATCGTTGTCTTACGTGCAGGCAAAGACTTCCGAAACTAGGAGATAGATGTGACTGATGAGGCGCAGGAGACTCCGCCGGTACGGAATAAAGGGGGCAGGCCTAGCGAATACACGCAGGAGACTGCAGATCGCATTTGCTCTCAACTGGCCGAAGGCAAGTCACTGAGGACTGTTTGCAAGGCGGATGACATGCCCTGCATGCAGACGGTGTTCAACTGGATGAGGGCTTATCCACAGTTCTTGGATCAGTACACGCGCGCGAAGGAAGAGTCGGCGGATTTGCTAGTCGAGGAGATGCTCGATATCTCTGACGATGCGACTAACGACTGGATGGAAGTGCACGATAAGGACAACCCTGGCTACCGACTGAACGGTGAGGCGATCAATCGATCGCGGCTACGGGTCGATACACGTAAGTGGATTGCAGCGAAGCTCAAGCCCAAGAAGTACGGAGAGCGGTTGCAGACCGAAGTGACCGGCGCGGACGGCAAAGACCTGATCCCGCAAACGAGCGATCTTGACCTGGCTCGACGGCTTGCATTCCTACTGCAGCAAGGCGCGAATGCCCAGAAGTGATGCCGAGCGAGTATGACGACCATGTGCTCCGGCGCAAGAAGCCGCAGCCGAATCCGAAGCCCCGCCTAGTGCGGGGTTTTTTATGCCCAGCGCTCGGGCGATAGGCGCTCAGCAGCCGACAGGACGCGGCAACAGCACCAAGCAATTCACATGAGGGTTTACTATGGCAGTTCCTGAAATTCTGCGGTCGCTCCACGGCCGTGCACTCGGACTTGACTCGAATAGCCGACTGATTGCGGGCGGTAACTTCAATCGTGGTGTCTCTTCGCTCGTGGTGTACACGAACGAGGCGGCTTCGACCGCGATTACCAACACCGTTACGCAGACGCGCTTCGATACGTACTACAGCATTCCGGCGAACAGCTTGCGGCCGGGCCAGCTGATCAAAGTGCGCTATCAAGGCATCGCGACATCGACCAACTCCACGGACACGCTTGCGGTGACGCTCTACCTGGGTGGCACTTCGGGCACGGCGCTGCTTACGCATGCCGCGACGGACGTGGCCAACAACAACGTCTTCTCGGGTGAGTACGAGCTGATCGTTCGCACGGTGGGCGCGAGCGGCACGATCGTGGGCTGCGGCACCAAGAAGAACGTAGCGGCGGCCGAAGGCACGGCAACGTATGCCGATGACATCTTGGCCTCGACGACGATCGATACGACTGCGGCACAAGAGCTCGCGGCGTATGCGACTTGGTCGGTAGCTAGTGCATCGAACAGCGTGCGGATGGACTTCTTCCGCGTCGAGATCGCCTAATCGATGAGTGAAATTCTCGACGATCTGCTCGGTCGTCTGAATGCCCTGACGCCCGCGGCGAAAGAGCAGATCGTTCGAGAAACACTTGCAGCGACAAAGGATCTGAAATTCATCCCCTCGCCGGGTCCGCAGACAGCTGCGTACTTCAGCGAGGCGGATGTGCTGCTGTTCGGGGGATCGCCGGGTGGGGGCAAGTCAGCGCTCGAGGTGGGCTTGGCGCTCAACGAGCATCACCGATCCCTGATTGTGCGTCGTGCCTTCACTGATCTTGAAGGCATCATGGACACGGCGAAGAAGATCGTCGGTAGCGAGGACGGTTTTGTCGGCGGTTCCCGACCGAAGTATCGCAAGCCGGACGGCGGCGTCATCCACTTCGCGGGCCTTGCTTCGGACGGCGGCATCGGCGGCCATCAGGGTGTGGATCACGACCTGATCTGCATTGATGAGGCGGCACAGGTTCCAGAGAAGCAAGTACGGCTTCTGATGGGGTGGCTGCGTACCGACCGGCCGGGGCAGCGGTGCCGCGTCGTGCTGGGCAGCAATCCTCCGCTCGATAGCACGGGCGACTGGATGATCGATTACTTCGGACCGTGGCTGAACCCCACGCATCCGAATCCCGCTAAGCCGGGCGAGCTCCGTTACTTCTTGCCAACGGACGACGGCAAGGACCGCGAATGTCAGAAGGGTGACAGCGCGATGATCGGCGGCGTGCGGGTATATGCGCAGTCGCGCACGTTTATCCCTTCGAAGTTCACAGACAACCCATTCTACGATCCGACTGAGTACGCGAAGACCTTGGCGGCATTGCCGCCGGAGGTGCGCGAGATCCTCGTCACGGGCAACTTCATGCTCGCGCGACGGGATCAGGAATTTCAGGTCATCCCGACTGCATGGATCAAGGCGGCGCAGGAGCGCTGGACAGAAAAGCCGCCGCACAACATCCCCATGTGCTCAATGGGTGTCGACGCATCGGGTGGTGGCGACGATCCGATGATCATCGCGCCGCGGTATGACGGCTGGTATGCGCCGCTCATCAAGACCGAAGGCAAAGACATTCCGGTCAGCCGCATCGGCCGGCATTGCGCCGGCATCGTGATCTCGCACCGACTGCACAACGCAAAGGTCGTTGTCGACATGGGCGGTGGCTATGGCGGTCCTCTGTACGAGCAGCTGGCCGAGAACATCGGGCTCGAGAACGTCTCGACGTACAAGGGCGCTGAAGCGTCCACACGTCGCACGAAGGACAACAAGCTCGGATTCTTCAACAAGCGATCGCAGGCCTACTGGCAATTCCGCGAGGCGCTTGATCCTGCGCAGCCGGGCGGCAGTCCGATCGCGCTTCCGCCAGATCCTGAGCTCGTAGCCGATCTCACCGCGCCGACGTTCGAAGTTGTCGCGCGCGGTATCAAGGTTGAGCCGAAGGACAAGGTTTGCGAGCGGCTTGGGCGGTCAACCGATAAGGGCGATGCAGTCGTCATGGCTTGGTACGACGGCGCTCGAGCGATGACGCACGCACAGATTTGGACGAAGGAGCAAGGCCGAGCAGGCCGAACTCCAACGATTAACTACGGGCCGCGCCGGCCGAATGGCATTGGGAGAAGGTAATGACGGGGTCAGTGAAAGGTCTCTTCAAGCGCAAGTGGTCCGGGATCTCAAAGGGCAAGCCCCACGAGTCCATCAAGAAGGAAGGCGAGCAGTGGGATAAGCGCGGCAAGAAGCTCGACTACGCGTATGGCGGCGGAGCTCAGAAAGAAGCAGCGGCTCTCGCGGCACAGGAGGACAAAGTGATCCCAATGCCAGATGAGGAAGAGATCAAGCGCAACAAGCGTCGGGGCAATGCGGCGCGTGGCGGCGGTCGGGCCTCTACGATCCTGACTTCTGGTGACAGCGACACGCTCGGCGGTTAACTCATGCTCGACGTCAAGAAGCTGGTGGGGCTCGGCGATCAGCTGTTTAGCAATCGCGGCACGCTGCTCTCGCTGTGGCAGGAGATTGGCGAAAACTTCTATCCGGAGCGCGCGGACTTTACTGTTCGGCGAACGATCGGGGATGACTACGCCGGAAACCTGACGACCAGCTATCCGATCCTCGTTAGGCGAGAGCTCGGCGATCAAATCTCATCCATGCTGCGGCCGCGCGGACAGGACTGGATGGGGATCACGATCGAGCGTGAAGAACGGCTCGACACTGCAGGCAAGCAGTTCCTTGAGTACGCGACCGGTGTGCAGAAGCGCGCGATGTACGATCGCGTGTCGCAGTTCGTGCGTGCGACGAAGGAAGGCGACCATGACTTCGCGTCCTTCGGGCAGTGTGTGATCTCGGTCGAATCGGATCAGAAGAACGTCGCGCTGCTGTTTCGCTGTTGGCACTTGCGTGATGTGGCGTGGTGCGAAACCTACAACGGCAGCATTGGGGATATTCATCGCAACTGGAATCCTGACGCGCGCACGCTCGTTCGGACCTTCGGTCGAGAGCGAATGCACGCCGAAGTGCTCAAGATGCTGGACAAGGATCCGTACGGTAAGGTGAAGTGCCGGCATATCGTCCTGCCGATCGACTATTACGAGGGCGACCAGAAATTCCGCACGCCCTTCGTATCGATCTACATCGATATCGAACACCAGCATGTGATTAGTGAGTCGGGGTCTTGGTCCCCGATCTACTGTATTCCGAGGTGGCAGACAGTCTCTGGATCGCAATACGCCTATTCGCCGGCAGCTGTGGCTGGCCTACCCGATGCGCGCTTACTCCAGGCCATGACACTGACGCTGCTTGAGGCGGGCGAGCAGGCAGTGCGCCCGCCTATGATTGCCACAAAGGAAGCGATTCGCGGCGACGTGGCTGTCTACGCGGGCGGCATCACGTGGGTTGACGCGCAGTATGACGAGCGCTTGGGCGAGGTGCTGCGGCCGATCACGCAAGACAAAAGCGGCTTGCCGTTCGGAATGGACGTGTCTGAAGAGAAGAAGGCCATGCTCTCGCAGGCGTTCTATCTCAACAAGCTCTCACTTCCGCCCGCCGATCGCGAGATGACGGCGTTCGAAACTAGTCAGCGCATCCAGGAATACATCCGCAACGCGTTGCCGTTGTTCGAGCCCATGGAGCACGAGTACAACGGCGCGCTGTGCGAAATGGCATTCGACGAGCTCATGCGCAACAACGCGTTCGGCCCTCCGCAGGACATTCCGCAATCGCTGCGTGGGGAGAAGGTGCGCTTCAAGTTCGAGTCGCCCTTGCATCAGGCGATCGAGCGGCAAAAGGGTCAGAAGTTCATCGAGTCGAAGGGCCTCATCATGGAGGCTATGCAGATCGATCCGGCGTCGGTGGCACTGGTTGATTCGCGCAAGGCGCTACGCGAGGCCCTTGAGGGCATTGGCGTACCGGCCGCCTGGATGCGCGACGAAGCTGCTGTTGAACAGCACGCGGCTCAACTTGCGCAGCAGCAACAAGCCGAGCAGGTCATTGCTACTGCAACACAGGGCGCGATCGCGGCACAAGAAGCCGGCAAAGCCGGGCAAGCGCTTGAGAGCATTGCTTGAAGAAAACCATTACCGCGCCTTGGTTCCCGGCGCATTGGGAACCGGCGGACGTTTCTGCGCTGCAAGCTCTGCAGCGTGGCGAGGCGACGCCCGAACAGCAAAAGCGTGCCCTGGATTACATGATCCAGATCGCAGGCACCTACGACCTTTCCTACCGGCCCGATAGCGCACGCGACTCTGACTTTGCAGAGGGTAAGCGCTGGGTGGGCTTGCAGCTGGTGAAGCTGCTCAAAATCAATCTAGCCGCGATTCGGCAAGCGAAGCGGCAATCCACACAGGAGACTGGCAAGTGACGACTGAGACGACCGCGACCGAACCGACTGCGACTACTACAACGACTGAACCGACGAAGACGTCGGCAACGACTGAGTCGCAAGACGTAAAAGCGACAACGACGGCTGGGGTGACGGCATTATCGACTGAGTCACCCGGTGAGGAAGCGCAAACGACGCAGCAGCAGGGTGAGCCAGCGAAGTGGCCTGAGACCTGGCGCTCGGATTGGTCCGGCGGTGATGAGAAAGTCGCCAAGATGCTCGAGCGGTTCGAAAGCCCTGCGGCGTTAGTGAAATCGTATAACGAGGCGGCCAAGAAGATTCGTTCGGGCGAGCTCGCCAAGCCGTTACCGAAGGATGCGACGCCTGAGCAGATCGCCGAGTATCGCGCAGAGCACGGCATTCCGGAGAAGCCTGAAGGCTACTTTGAGAAGATGCCTGAAGGGCTGGTGATCGGCGAAGAGGACAAGGAACTGTTCTCAGACTTTGCTGGCGCAATGCATGAACTAAATCTGCCGCCGGCTGCCATGCACAAGGCGGTTGAATGGTACTACGGCATGCAGGAAGCGCAGCTCGCGAAGGCGCAAGAAATGGAGAAGCAGCAGGCGGCTCAGGCGAGCGAAGCGCTGCGCAAGGAATGGGGCCAGGATCACAAGGCGAATATCAACCTGATCACTTCGCACCTGGACTCTCTGGGCGAACTCAAGCCGATGCTGATGGATGCACTGATGCCCGATGGCACGCGGCTGTTCAACAACCCGGACATCGTCAAGTGGTTTGCAGCGCAGGCACGTCTTGCGAATCCAGGCGGCACGATTGTTCCGGGCGGCGGGAATCCTTCGCAACTGGATTCCGTGCAGGGCGAGATCGACAAGATCGAGACAGTGATGCGTACACGTCGCACTGAATACAACAAGGACGAAAACATGCAAGCACGATTGCGGCAGCTCTATGACACCCGCGCACAGCTACAAGCGAAGGGCAAAGCAGCATAGAGAATGCCGATCGATAGTTGACATTCGATAGACAATTGTTATAGTGATTGGTGCAAGCTGAGAGTTGGCAGCCAACCCGAAAGGACCCTGTTCGACTCTCAGCACACTTGCTGTAGCAAGGCCCTGCGAAGTGTTAGCTAGGCCCGCGCAATGCGGACAACCCGACGCTAACCGATCAGCAGCCAACCCGAGCGAAGGCTTAACACCCCTTTACTTTCGGAGTTGGCATCAATGGCTGAAACAGCTTTTCAAACTCAATACCGGCAAGAATTCATCGCCGGCTTCGAGCAGAATCAATCCCTGCTGCGCGAATGCGTCACGACCGAAGCGGTCATCAAGGGCAATACGGCCACGTTCCTGATCGCGGACAGCGGTGCAGCGACGGCGGTCACTCGCGGCGTGAACGGTCTCATCCCGGCACGCGCGGACAACCTGACCCAGACCAGCGCGACGCTTGCTGAATGGCATGACCTCGTTCGCAAGACGGACTTCAACGTCTTCGCATCGCAGGGTAATCAGCGCGCAATCATGCAAGCGACTTCGCGTGCAGTGGTCAATCGCAAGATCGACAGTGACATCCTGACGTGCTTGGCGACCGGCACGATCACGACCGGCGCTGCAGTGCAGGCGTCACTGGCTCTCGTCATGAAGGCGAAGACGAAGCTCGGCAACGCGGGTGTGCCGTGGGACGGCAACATCTATGCGGTGGTTTCGCCGGCCTTTGAGGCGTACTTGATGCAGATCAAGGAATTTGCCTCGCGCGAGTACGTCAACAAGCTGCCGACTGAGGGCGCGGATCCGGCCTGGCGCGATCGTCCGCAGATGTATCGCTGGCTCAATGTGAACTGGATCGTTCATCCGAACGTGACCGGCGTGGGCACCAGCAGCGAGTCCTGCTTCATGTTCCACAAATCGGCGATCGGTCACGCGGTAGATACCGCTGGCTTGCAGTCGGTGGTGGGTTACGACGAAGAGCAGGCGTACTCGTGGGCGCGTACGACCATCAACATGGGCTGCGCGTTGCTGCAGAACACGGGCGTGGTGGAAATGGTCCACGACGGTTCCGCTTACGCTTAATTGGAGCACTGACACATGGCTTACTCGACTTCTAGTCCTCCGATTCTGCAGACGCAATCCATTGCTGGCCGTCGTACTTGGTACTACGAGTCTGCCGATGCGGCTGCAACGATCGATGCTTCTGGCTATATCACCAACGCTTTGCAGCTGGGCATGAAGGCCGGCGACATTGTGATTGCCTACAACACGGCAAGCACGATCCTGTCGACGCACCTTGTGGCCACTGTGAGCTCGACGACCGGCGCGGCTGATCTGCGCGACGGCACTACGGTCGGCTCGGCGACGAACAGCGACTAACCTTCACGGGCAAATCGCAAGCGAAAGGGGCCACTTCGGTGGCCCTTTTCTTTTCTCAACACAGGAGACTGGCAGATGACCCAATTGACCCCTTCGCGCTTCAAGCAATCCGACGTCGTACGCAACCAATGGCATGCGGAGCCTGAGTATGGAACTCCGATGGAAGCGTTACTTAAGCCGGAATATTGGGCTCATGTATCCGCCAAGTTGCGCCGCGGCGATCGTATCTATGCGCTGGCGGAAGACAACTTGTATCACGCGGGACTTCTGGTTATCGAGGCGGGTCGACTCTTCGCAAAGGTCGTGAAGATCCCCGGTGAGTGCTTTGAGATTGAATCGACGCAAATACTGAACATCGATCTGCCCGAAGGCTACGACGTGAAGTACCGAGGATTAAAGAAGAACTGGTGCGTGCTACGGGGTACAGACGTACTCAAAGACGGATTGAGCAAGACCGAGGCGGAGGCCTGGGTGATCGATCATCTGAAGCTCAAAAAGAAAGCTGCTGCCTAGCGAGGACCTATGGCGTCAAAGCTAAGTCTGTACAACGGAGCTCTGCGAGAGATCGGCAGCCGCAAACTGTCGTCTCTTTCGGAGAACCGTGAATCTCGTCGCGTGCTCGATTCTATTTGGGACGCGGATGCGGTGCAGACTGTGCTAGCGGCAGGTCTGTGGAACTTCGCGATTCGAACCATGAGCGTGGAGTATTCGCCTTCGGTTGAGCCGGACTTCGGATACTCGCGTGCTTTCGACAAAGCCTCTGATTGGATCCGCACGGCCGCCATCTGCGAGGATGAATATTTCCGCTCTCCACTCTTGGAGTACACGGATGAGGCGGCTTACCTATACGCGGACTTAGACACCATTTACGTCAAGTTCGTTTCTGACGACGAGCAATACGGGGGTGATCTTTCGATCTGGCCTCCTAACTTCACGCGCTACGTTGAGTCTTGGCTGGCTGCACGTGCGTGCATGTCACTGACCCAAAACCAGTCCAAGAAGGATGCGCTCGAGCGTGACGCTGAAGTGTGGCTCACGAAGGCTAAGTCGAGCGATGCGATGGATGAGGCTACTGCATTTCTGCCGTCCGGGTCTTGGAGTCGGGCACGCGCAGGACGTGGCAATCGTGAGCGCGGCCGACGTGGGCGGCTGATCGGGTAATGCCAAAGCAACACGCGAGCCTCCTATCGTTCAATAGGGGGTTGCTTTCTCGGCTGGGATTGGCGCGTATCGATCTGAATCGCACGTCGTTGTCTGCCGAGGTGATGACGAACTGGATGCCGCGCACGCTCGGCTCCATGATGTTGCGGCCTGGCTTGGAGTATATAGACGGAACGAACGACGACTTCCAGGCAAAGCTACTGCCGTTTGTATTCGCGACCGACGACACCGCGCAGCTCGAGATTACTGATGGGCTGTTGCGCGTTCGCATCAATGATGAGCTGGTCTCGCGGCCATCGGTATCTGCCGCTGTGACTAACGGTGGGTTCGCATCCGACGTTAGTGGCTGGACTGACAGTGACGAATCGGGCGCAGCCTCCACCTGGCTGACCGGCGGATACCTGGCGCTCTTGGGCACAGGCACGAATGCCGCGATTCGCGACCAGCAAGTGGCGATCACCCAAACCGGCACAGAGCATGCGTTGCGTATCGTGATTGCTCGTGGGCCGGTGATTTTGCGTGTAGGGTCGAGCTCCGGCGGTGATGACTACATCACAGAAACGACGCTCGGCACGGGAACGCATTCGCTGGCGTTCACGCCAACCGGCGATTTCCACATCCGGTTGATGAATCGACGGTCGTTCACGGCGCTGGTTGATTCGGTCGGGGTTGAATCATCTGGCGCGATGGAGATCGTCGTGCCATGGCAGACGGCGGATCTGGAATTGATTCGCATGACCCAATCGGGTGACGTGCTGTATCTAGCCTGCGATGGATACCAGCAGCGCAAGGTCGAGCGCCGTGCGGCACGATCATGGTCGGTCGTTTTGTATGAGCCGGAGACCGGTCCGTTCCGGAATGTCAACACCACGCCGATCACGCTGACGCCGAGCGCACTGACGGGTGACATCACCATCACCGCAAGTTCGCCGTTCTTTCGGTCGACGAATGTGGGGTCCTTGTTCCGTATTCAATCAACGGGACAGACAGTCACATCGACGATCACGGCAGAAGACACATTCACAAATTCGATTCGCGTGGCGGGAGTTGAAGGGCAGCGCGCATTTGGCATCTCGATTAGCGGCACATTCACCGCGACGCTCACGTTGCAGTATTCCGTTGGCGAGCCGGGCAGTTGGGTGGATGTAGCGACGTACACAACGGCGCAATCGATCAGCTATAACGATGACCTGGACAATCAGATCATCTACTACCGCATCGGTGTGAAGGCCGGCGGGTTCACGTCTGGGAGCGTCACAGCAACGCTGTCATTCACCTCTGGCGGTATCACGGGTATTGCGCGCGTCACGGCTTACTCTGGGCCAACGTCTGTGAGTGCGGTCGTGCTCCAAGACTTCGGTGCCACGACCGCGAGCTCCGATTGGTGGGAGTCTACGTGGAGCGATCGCCGCGGCTGGCCTTCGGCTGTTGCGCTCTACGAAGGACGGTTGTGGTGGTTTGGCGCAGACAAGGCGATCGGGTCAATCTCAGACTCGTTTGAGGACTTCGACGATACCTTCGAAGGTGACGCAGGGCCGATCAACCGGAGTATTGGCGAGGGACCAGTAGATTCGATCTGCTGGGCGCTCCCGATGCAGCGTCTCTTGATTGGGACGCAGGGCGCGGAGTTCTCGGCGCGCTCGAGTTCCTTTGACGAGCCGCTGACACCGGACAACTTCAATATCAAGCCTGCGTCGACGCAAGGGTCTGCACTGATCAATGCCGTACGCGTCGATTCAATGGGGCTGTATGTGCAGCGCGCCGGTCAACGGCTCTACGCGCTTTCGTACAACATCGATCAAAACGACTACCGCTCAGAGGACCTAACGCTACACGTGCCGGACTTAAATGAGTCCGGCATCCGGCACATTGCAGTACAGAGGCAGCCGGATACGCGCGTGCACTGCGTGCGCGATGATGGCACGGTAGCAGTCTTGATTTTTGATTCAGCAGAGAACGTCATTTGCTGGGTCGAGATCGAAACGGACGGAGACGTCGAAGACGCATGTGTGTTGCCAGGTGCAGGCGAAGACGCGGTCTACTACGTCGTCAAACGAACGATCAACGGCAGCACGAAGCGCTTCATTGAGAAGTGGGCGCTTGAGTCCGAGTGCCGCGGTAATCCCGTGGGTAAGCTAGCTGACTCATTCGTCTATTACTCCGGATCGGCTACGACGACGATCACAGGCCTCTCGCACCTGGAAGGCGAAGAGGTGGTGTGCTGGGGTTGGAACACGACGACGCCATTCACAAACGACGATGGTGACGCGGTAGGCCGGGACTTCGGAACATTTACGGTCTCTGGTGGCCAGATCACGGGCTTGTCTGCTTCCGTGACGAATGCATGCGTAGGCTTGGCCTATACCGCGCAATTTAAGAGCGCCAAGCAAGCCTTCGGTGCAGCGATGGGATCCCCGTTGAATCAGCGCAAGAAGATCGACCAGATCGGCCTGATCCTGGCGGACACCCACAAGGGCGGCATTCAGTTCGGCCCGGACTTCGAGACCATGGATGACATGCCTGCGTATGAGGCGGAGGCCGAGGTTGGCACAAATCACGTATGGGAGACCTACGACAAGGACATGATCGAGTTCCCTGGCGAATGGAGCACTGATAGCCGCGTATGTCTGAAGGCGACCGCCCCGAGGCCCTGCACGGTACTGGCGTGCACGGTGTCGATGTTCATCAGCGAAAAAGCGTGACCTACCGTTATGCAACGCAAGCAGACGTGCTCGCCTTCTACGGACGCCCGCACGAGATGAGCATGCGCGCGGTTGCAGTTATCGTCGATGAGCAGCCAGTTGGGATTATTGGGCTTGCAATGGGCGTCGATTGCTGCACGTTATTCGCTGACTCTAAGCCTGAAATTGAACCGTACCTGAAATCAATGGCGGTATATCGCGCGATCGCATTGGCCATGAAACTGGTAAAGCAGAGCAAGAGAACCGTGTTAGCGATCAGGCAGCCAGGCACAGACATTCTGCCCCGACTAGGGTTTGAGCACGTGCAGGGCGAGGTGTATCGATGGCCTTCCTAAGTGCAGCACTGCCGTACATCAGCCTCGCGTCCACTGCGCTAGGCGTTAGCGCGCAGATCCAGAAGTCCAACGCGGACCAAGCACAGCTGCAACAGCTTGCGCGCGAGCGGAAGGAAGACGCAAACGCAGCACAGGCAGAAGCTCAGCGCGAGGCCCAGATCGAACGGCGCAAGGCGGCTCAACTGATGTCGCGCGCTCGAGCGGTTGCAGCCGCATCAGGTGCAGGCGTTTCCGATCCCTCGATCGTCAATATCATGACCGACATCGATACGCAGGGCGAGGTTAATGCACTCAATGCGATGTATACGGGTGATACGACCGCGCGCGGTTTTCAGCGCGGCGCACGTAGCGCCGTGAGAGAGGCTCGTGCTACTCGACAGGCGGGCTACATGGCGGCGACGTCGACGGCGCTAGCCGGCGCTGAATCTTGGTATAGCAAGTACGGCGCTTAGATGGCACGCATCCCTGACGCATCGCAGCTCGGCTATTCGACGCCGCGGACGCGCACACCTCGTTTTCAGGATCGCTCCGGCGAGATTCTGGCGGATGCCGTTGGGCAGTTCGGTGCGACGCTCGGGCAGGTCGCCGATAACCTGCAGGAGAAAGAAGACCGCTTCAAGTTTGCTGAGGCGAAGTCCGCCTTGCTTCAGGCTGATGTAGAAGCCCGTCGAGCGCTTGAAAACGATCAGGATTTTGAGACGTACGAAAAGCGTTATGCGGATGTAATGACGAAGGCGCGAGAGAAGGCTGTTGGCATGATTCGCAGCCCTCGTGACCGTGCGTTGTTCGACATGGACGCCAAGCTCGACTTTGAGCGCGGCGTCGGTGAAGTGCGTGGGCTCGCCAAGCAGAAGGAAGTGGGTGTCGGTCGCGCCTCGTTGGATAACATCTTGAGCTCCAATCGCACGGCGGCATTGAATGCGAAGGATGAATCGACGCGGTCTGCATTAATCGGCGCGACGATAGACGCTATCGATGGCGCTTACGCGAAGGGCTACGTGTCTCCTGAAGAGCGCGTCAACATGCGCCAGCGGTGGACGGCTGACTATGCAGAGGGTTACGTCTCCATGCAGCCGGCGGCCCAGCGTGTAGAAATGCTTTCGAAGCCGAAGGGCACAGTGGCTGATTACATCGCGCCGGATAAGCGCGCCGCGTTGCTCGAGGCCGCTAAGAAGGAAGATCGCGACTTGACGGTGCGGCGTGAGTCGCAGGCGCAAGAGGATGCGATTGTCTCTCAGCACGGCGGCAATTGGTCAGCTGCACTCGCGGCCGCGCGCGAGATTGAGGACCCAGAAGTCCGCGATTCGACTGTGAGTCGCATCAAGATCCGCCAAGCCGAAGCGAAGCTTGCCGAAGTTGAATTCCGTGAACAGCTTCAGGAAGAGGCGCTTGATTTCATCAATGGCGGTGGGAAGTTTGCTGATCTGCCTTTGAGCATCAAGAACGGATTGAAGCCATCGGCGTTGAACTCGCTGCGCGCGTATGCTGAGCAGCAAGCTGGCGGTGGCGTTCGCCGTACGGATCCTGAAACCTTGGTCAAGCTGTCCCAGCTTTCTGGGGATAACCCGCAGGCATTCGGCGAGCTCGACATGCTCGAGTACCGCGACAAGCTTTCGGATGGGGACTTCGAAGAGTTCGTCGATCTGCAGCGCAAGATTCGCAGCGGGTCACTTGATGGCAAGGCCACCGGGTTTATGACGCTCAATCAGGTGCGCGATGAGCGTTTGCGTGACATCTTCGGCGCGGCCGCTCCAGCAAAGAATGAGTCTGCCGACAAGGCCGCCGCTCGGCGTAAGTTTGTGACGATGTATGAGGATCGGCTGCGCTCGGTACGCGAGATCACCGGCAAACCGGCGACCACAGAAGATGCTCGCAAGATCCTTGACGATCTAACTGCGGACGTGGCGATCAACCGAGACTATTGGTTCGATACTACCAAGAAGGTTTACGAGTTGGACGCGACCGATATCCCTGAAGTGCCAGAGTCGGATCGAAACGAGATTATTCGGGAGCTCCAGCGGCGTGGGAAGCCTGTGTCTCAGGCTGAGATCCTCCGCTGGTACAAGGCGGCCAACCCTTGAGTAAATACGGCGATTTGATGGATGCGCTCGACGAAGAGCGCACGCAGCAGGCGGCTGTCTCGCAGCAAGTGGCCTCGCAGTTCAATCCGGACGCATACGCCAAAGCCATCGACGAAGCGCGTGCACGCGGAGTGCCCGCGCACGTGATTGCGGCAAATCCGGAGCCCTACCTGCGGCCAAGCAAGTACGGCGCGCTCATGGACGCGAACGAGGCGCCGACGACGCAGGCGTGGTTGGCCAATGTTGACAATGCAGCGGTTGCACAGGACGACGTCGAGACGCTCTCGATGTTCGAGCGCACAGT